TTAAAATTTAAGGTATCTTGTAGCTGAATACCCTGTTACACTCTTGTACTTAACTTTCGTCCACGTGCTGCCTTTTTTTATTACTTTAACTTTAGATTTCTTCGGTACTCTTCCAAGCACTGCTGCTGTCGAAGATGCAGACTTTCTGATTGTCAACGGATCATGCTTAGTATTAACTTTTGCGTAGACTTTTTTCACAGCTTTCTTCTTAGCTTTCTTCTTAGCTTTTGTCGCTGTCAAAAATAGTTTTCTTTCTGCTTTTCTTCTTCTTGTCAATCCTCTGTAGACTTTCCCAGCAGCTTTGTTGTATTCTAAAATTTTAGCTGCAATCGTAGCTCTAGATCTAGTTCCATTAGCTGTAAGCCCATCAATGCTGCCAATATTATATGCAAAAGATACAAGGGCATCAATTTCGTTCTGATTCCAATTATACTTTTTATCATATTTCATGACTTTTTGCAGATATTTGCTATTCAGTGATCTTTCAAGCCAGTTATCCGCTGTCTTTTCAGAGATCACGAGTCCAGCTTTTATCGTTGCTCCTGTGATAGATTTATCTGCGTTAGTAATTCCATAGCCGATCGTCCAGACACCGACCTCATCTCGATAAGCTTTTTTATAAAGTCCTTCAAATTTTTTCACAAGCTTGATGCATTTATTTGTTACATGTGCCATACCGATCACTCTCCTTTTCTCTCTTCTTCTCTTTCTTCTAAAATTGAAGCATTTAATTTACCATCATCGAGTAGATCTTTAATGCCGTCAAACCACAGTTGCACAGCTTCTTTTAACATATTATCAGTCACAAAAATCTGTACTGGCTTCGGTAATAGCGATCTCGCCAGCTGAATTACATAATCAAATTTAGCTTGTCCTTGTCCAGATTCTTTGAACCGTTCCTCTGCTTCTACGAACAACTCATAGACATATAATCTAATGCCTTCCAATCCTTTCTTCTGTACATATTCAATCAGTTTCTTAATTAAAAAAACAGCAATCAAAATTGTGATCACTGCTAAAAATAGTACTTTATTCTGTTCAAATAATTCTTTCATCTTATCTCTCCTTCTTATATTCCAACTTGTTTGAGTACAAATCCGATCACTGCTCCAATTAACGCAGTCAGGACATACATAGAGATGCTTCTCCATTTCTCTCCGTCTCGGTTTTCTAGCTCTTCAAGCCGTTTGTTCTGTTCTGTTTGGTTAACAAGCATATGTTCCATGTTGATCGCAAGTTTTTGAACTGACAATGTAAGGTCATTGATCTGTCTTACTGTCACTTCTAACGCTTCAATTCTTTTGTTTTGTCGGGTTTGCTCATGATCAACATCACTTGCAAATGCATTATGTTCATTTCTACTTATGTATTCATCCGCCATAATGCTCCCTTCCGTCATTCAACTACTTCTGCGTCGTCATTGTCCTCATATATACAGTCTTCTTCGTTTGGCTCCTGATCTTTTGTTGCTTCTTCATATTCTTCTTCGGAGATTGATGTGTCTTTTACTAGATGGCATTTTTTACAATCCTGTGTAATCACATAACCTTTCTCTGGATCAATTGCATAACTAGGTTCAGTCCATTCGTGATTGCATCGATCTATTTCTTCATCATCAATCTCCTTATTGTCTTCATCTTCTGAATCAATTTCCTCTTCCTGGTCTTCGGTCTCTTCTGAATCATCTAGTTCTTGGTCTGTATCGGATTCTTCGGATGCCTCTTCCTCGATCGCTGCCTTTTTAGCTTCTGTCGTTGCTTCCGTAGTTGTTTTTTCCTTTTCTGTTGTAGTTACCTCTTTTTTCTCCGCTGTAGTAGGCTCTGTTTTCGCTGCCTTGCTTGGATTTGCAAATGTGTATGTTGCCGCCAATATTGCACAGATTGCTACTACGATTGCTACAATAATTCCTTTTTTCATTGTTTTCTCCTTTCAGATCATTGATTTTAGACATAAAAATAAGACCTACTAGGTCTTGCTCTAATTCTTATAAAATTTTTCATTTTTACTTCACTCTTTCTCTTTTAAGCGGTTATGTATAATGTTCGGGGAGATTCCCTTATCTCTTCGAATTTTCATATACTTTCTCACCCCTACGCAGTTATGGTTGGTTTTACTGTGTAGGGGAATTTGATTCTTCTTTGATATCCATCAGATTGTTGTACTGATCTTCCGTAATTCTTCCAACTGCAAAAAATACATCAATCTTATTTTTAAGATCATCCGTAAGTCCATTTTTTTCTTTTAATTTTAACAATGTCTTGTATAACATCTTACATTACCTCCAATTCTGTTAATGCTACTGCATATTCTGAGTTGACATAGGCCTCTGCACTCTGTGTATCGATGTCCTGTGCCTTCTTATCAACATCATAGATATAGTCTCTCGTGTCTCCTAATTGCTGTTTTACATAATCCCATCCGTTTTTCATCGAAACTGGATAATTAAATGTTGTATATCCGTCCAACTGATCGGATGATACCTCGATGTTTGTAACATCATAATATGTCTCTAAGCTCTTTAATTTATTTATATCTTCTTCGGATAAATCATGTTCAATTGGTTTTGCAAGAACATACTGAACAATTATTTCATTCTCGTTTAATAATTGTTTAAATTTATCCAAAGAATCTATACTTGACGAGCTATCAAATGAGATGGACATTTCTGATTCGTATGTATAAATTTTACTTCCTTTTAATGTGTTATCATCAAACATTAGATTCACGTAGCAAAAATGAGATGATGCCGTATTTTGTATGCCTTTAACTATTCCTACAGACTTTGTATACCCATTTTTGACTAGAGACATTTGAAATATATAATTTCCAGATTCTTTTCCTTTTATAAGATTCCAATTAAAATCAGCATCTAATTTTACTTCTTGAATCCTTTGAATATACTTGCCTTTCTCAGCGTCTATATAATCTGCCATGTATTGCTGTCCATCTATTGTGATATTTCCGTCACTTGAAACAGGAATAGCATTTAATTTATATGGAAGTTCTACATTTTTTTCTTTATATGGTTCATATTCAGTAGTAGATAATCCTTTTTCTATCTGAATAGTAAATGTTGTTTTTCCAATACTGCCATATGGATTTTCACTCAATGTACCAGTACGAATTTCTAAAGCATAATCATAATCATCTGTAATAGAAAACGTTACTGGTTGTTCAGAAATATTATTAAGTTCAACACGTTGTGTTATAGAAACAGGATTCTTTTGATATTTAGAAAGCATTAAGATATTATTTTTGTTATCTTTTTTGGCTGAAACTGTATAGCTCCCATTCGGCAAATTTAATATCCCTACATAGAATCTTGTATTTGGATTACTGTTTATACTCTCCGCTTCAATTACAGCTTTGTTAAAACTATTAATTTTCCCATATGAAATAGAATCATAAATTTTTCTCATTTTTTGTGAATCAAACAAATTCTTTCCCATGATTCTCATAACAGGATTTACAACACTCCTAATCTCTTGCGGATACTCTATGTTTGGAGATGGAATCCCTCCTACATATGGTTCGTATGGATGATTTTCTGAACCTTCTTCAATCATGATTGTCGGTGCTATTTCATCTGCTTTTTTATCTTCATCCCATGCATAATATAATCCGATTAATGTGTCATTTTCTCCAGTTGTTAGTATAACAGATAATCCTGTGCTATTTGATACAGAAATTACTTCTTTATCATTAACATCTTCGCCATCATAAGAAAATGCAATGAAATTCTTATTAATCACTTTTGTTCTCGAGACTGTATACGTTGTATTTGGTTTACACGGTATTACAAAAGATTCAATCCCTGGCCAACCTCTACGTAATTTAGAATTTGAAACATAAATATTTTTTATTAATACATTATCTTTATCGAACAAATTATATCCGTTATACAGCTTTTGCTCAGATTTTCCGTATAGGACCATATCCTGAATTTTCCCATTGTCAGAGTCTTGTAAATATGTTTCTCCAAGATTATTAGCGTAGAACTTTGTAATCTTCTTATCGTTTAGCTGATCAACATCTTTCTTTAATTCTTCTACGCTATCTTTATTCTTCTGAATCTGCTGTACATTTTCATTCTTATTTATCTCTTCGACTACAGCATCTTTTGCCTCGTTTACAGCATTTACAGCTGATTCTTTCTCTTGCATGATTGCACTTACTGCTGTATTTTTAGTAGTATTTACATCTTTAATTGCGTTATCTTTTGCGGTTCCGATATTTGTAATCGCTTCTGAACTTTTCTGCTCTACTGCTGACTTAAGATCTTCTACATCACTTTTTGCTTTCTGTACTTCTTTCTTGTCGGTTTCCACAGCTGTACGATCTGTTGCGATCTGCTCAGCAGTAGTGTCAATCGCAGTCTTTAACTGTTCAATTGCTTGTTTACTTTCGTTTGCACTCTTTGCTGCTGTATCCGCTTGTTCTGCGGATTGCTTTGCTTCTTGTGCTGATTTGCTTGCAGCTAAAGCATTACTATCTGCACTGTTAGCTGCACTTACAGCAATTTCTTTTGCACTATTAGCTGTATCCGATGCACTACTAGCTGTAGATGCCGATTCTTTACTTGCCTGAGCAGATGTATTTGCATCTTCCGCAGACTGTTTTGCTTCCTTAGCTACAGCTACGCTTTCATCCTTTGCTGTTTTGGCTTTTGTTGCACTTTCCTCTGCGGATGTTGCAGATTTTCTTCCTTCTGCAAGTATATCTTCAAAATCTGTTTTTAGACTGCTTTTCTGCTCTTCAACATATTGATCAATTACGTTCTTTCCATCAACAACTTTGTCTGGAATTTTTTGTGCCTCATCTTTCGCTTGATTTGCATAATATTTTGCATTGTCTTGATCACGATCAGGATATGACTCATGTCCATGTGCCCATGCCTCTGCCTCTTTTTTGCTCTGCAAGGCTACTTTTGCCGAGTTGTTAACTTCTGCGATCGCCTGCCGAAACAGTTCCGCATCCTCTGGCTTTTCAAAGCTTTCCGGCCTTGGTCGAGATTTTACCGACATCGAAATCTTGTACTCTGTCTGCCCAGATTCCGAATCAGTCAAATAGATAAATGCATAGATTTTATAATCTGTTGTTGTATCATCGTTTTCTAACATGCTGTCTGGAATAACAACATCTGTCACTCCATCTTTTGTTGTTCCAATTCTTGTAACAGATTCTCCACCTTTTTCTTGCAGTGAAAAATGAATCTCTACAGCGGTCGGCAATTTAATTCCTTGCAGTCTAAGAATTTGTCCATAGTCGTACTGCCACAGACCAGCTGCTGTTGTGTAAGTATTTAACACATTTGCTATAACCATATATGTCCCTCCTTACGCTTCGTCGGTAAATATCAATAGCGTCACTAGTGTATTTGTGTAAGTACCGCTGTCGTAATGCGCAGAACCGTCTGCATTGTATGCTTTTATCCGTACCCTGCCATATGTGTCACTAGATTTTAATGTGTCAGGACTCGCTGAGATCATAACTCCTTCTTCGTTCGCGTATCCAAATACGCTTATTTCAGCATAATTTCCCCATTTGCCGCCGATGGCTTCTATTTTATCTTTTATATTATTCGTTGTTGCTTTTCCACTTGAATCTGTTTTTACCAGCTCTTGGGCAAAAAACATCCTCTTGTACTTCCCAGATGTCATTTGTATTTTACCTACACCTTCTAAAGACCCATTTAACAAAGACTTATAATTTTCAAAATCAGTTGGACTAACTGGCTTATAGTTCAATGCGGTTTCGATATTTTCAACTGTCAAATCACTTCTAATTGATTCACTTGATTTGTTTTCTACATTTTCAAGCCCAATCTGCTTTTTTGTTACTCCATGTGGGTTTTCTTTATTATTCAAGTGTGTAATCAGATTAGAGATTGCCAATTTAATTTTTGCAAAAACAGGAGACATTTTTTCTCCGCTGCTAATGGTTGACAGCTCTGTTACATCGTTAAAAGTTACTGCCTGATCGTTTGTTGCTACGTTAGGCACATTATCTAAACCAACCTGTTTTTTTGTAACCTTGTGCGGATTACTTATATCGTTTTTATGTTCTTCAAAGGCTTCAAGCGTAACATATCCTAATGGTTCCACTGCTGATGTAATACTAAGATCATTTGAAAACGAAAAGTTAAAGTTACTCACCAATGAGTAATACGGCATCGATGATTCACTAGGAATCTCTTTTCCAGCATTGTCCTGGCTGATCGCAAATAATATTTCCGTCTGATCGCTCGTTTTTGCATAGATACCGATCTGATTCATTGTGTATCCCTTTGCAAGACCTGAATTTTCAAAAAGTACTGATACAGATATCGCATTTCCTTTGTTCTTAATCGACTGAATTGTTCCATTCTGCTTTTCATCCACAACTTCTGTTTGCTTTGCTAATACATCTACAGAAACCTTTCCAGTACCAGATTTAACGGCTGTTATAACAATTGTCTCTCCAGACATTGTATTTTTTATTAGTTCCACCCCAGCATTTGTTATTACTGTATTATCCCACATCCTTTAATCCACCTCGCTTACATTGCTTGTAATAATTTCTCTCTGTGCTATTGCTGCTCCAAAATGTACTATTGCATTTGCTTCTTCTGCAATTCCTGGTCCGCTTATGTTGTAGACAAGATGCGCTGGTTTCATAAGATTTATTTGCCGTTTCACTTCATCCAAATTGTCTACATAACCTTTCAATCGAACTAAAAAAGTATTTTTATTCGTGTTTTCAACGACCTCTACTTCAACACCTGCCATAGACTCAATGAGCTTTCTTAATTTTTCAGGGTTAAATGCCGACTTTTTCTTTATCTGCAATAATCGTTCTCGTCTCTGTTCGATTGTCTGATCTTCAAGCGGAGTTATTCCATATTCTTTTTCCCACATCGGTAATGACCATGTTGCGGTGTCGATATGAGCCTGATCATACAACTCTTCACAGAATTTGCTTAGTTCATCGAGTTCAATCCCAATCACATTAAACAGCCATAGCCCAATATAGGACTGATCGTAGATAGGAGACACATAGTCAATCATTCTTTTTGCAGCATTACTTGTTAATATTTTTTGCATCAACTCTGTGCGGTACCACATAATATCAACTTCCTTCCAGTGTAATTGTTCCAAGTACGGGTACTTGTCCAGAATCAATCGTTAGATTCTTTGAATATCCGTTAATTGTTACATTTTCATAATCATATACGCCATCAATGCTATATAGTAAATCACTTATCGCTGATACTCTTACAATAAGATCTTCCAGCGCATTATTTAGCAGATATTCTTGTACCTTGTTTCGGAATGTACTTTCTACGTCTTTTAACTCAATTCCTTTTAGATATACCTTTGCACTTATATTAATCTTAAGTGTCACAGGAGTTACAATGCTCAGCACTGCATTGATCGGTGCTAATCTACTATCCTTATCATTGGGACTCATAATATAATCATAAACATCATCTTGGATGCTCTTAGATGCCGGATCTCCATTCTGATCCAATATGACTATTTTTACGGTTCCGCTTGTATCTTCTGCCGATATAACTGTAACTGCTCCTACACCAGCAACAGACATTGCCCAGCGCTTATAGTCTGATGGGTTTCCAATAAAAGAATTGCTTTGAGATCGATCATAAGTTACGATTCGTTCTCTCAGAGTATCGTCAGATTCTTCATCTAAGCCGCCTGTGATCGGATTATCGTTAGATACAGATGTTATATCTTCAAGCAGTTCTCCTGTTTCATCTCCAGTATGTAGCACAACAACATTCGCTCCAACGTTAGATTCAGATCCACCTTCTGTTGCTTCGATTGGAATTTTTGCGTTTCCTAAAGAATCGATCGTCACTTCTTCGGTGCTGACAAAATCTATTGTATTTCCATCATCATCTGCATCTGTCGAAAATCCATAGCCCAATGGAATGATGAGTCCTGGCTTTCCAGTGACAGATACATATCCAGATGCATTTACAGATTCTCTTCGTACAATCCCTCTCTCCTCGGAATGAAAATCCAAAATATAAGATTCTTCACATGTCACAGGGAACATACTTTTTAGAACTTCTACAAGAACGTACTCTTTAAGTTCTGATATTTCTATTGCTGTTGGTCGTGTAAAATCCCACGGAAATCCGCCCTCCGATTTATCAATATCTTCTGGCAAATTTCCCAGCATTTTCTCATGGATTTCATCTTCACTCGAATTTTTCAAAAAATCGGGAAGTTCCATTTCTTCTGCTTCCAATGCCATTTTTAGCCCACCTCACTTTTAAAACTTGTTGTTATCTCTATATCTCCGTCGATTCCCTGTACCTGTACTATTACAAGGCAATGATCTGCTTCCCATTGAAACGTAATATTACCAACGTACAAAGTTCTTTCGGACGGATCAGCCATCAATGATTCTTCGATTTCTCTTTGTAAAATACTTTCTGCCTCTTCACGGCTATCTGCTTGCAAGGCACTTTCATAGTCAACCCCAATGTCGGTGGAATATCCCTCATGAGCATATCTTTGTGTCATGATCGTTTTGTAACACCATTGCACCCACGCTTCGAACCCGGATGCCTCTTTTAATTTTCCATCATGAAGCGTAACAAAGTCGCCTGTGTCAAAATCAAAAAAGATGCTCGGCTTATAACCGGCATCTTCGTCCTCTTCTGTATTTTCTTCGTCAGTTCCTTCGTTCTCTTCATCGTCTAAATATTCCTCATCATTGTCGTATTCCTCGGGAAAAAGATTATCGGGCATCGTCTCCACCTCCTTCTACCTTTCCAACTACAATAAGTTCTTCTGCATCTGTCCAGATCAATAAAACCCTGTCTCCTTCTGCTGTCTCTATTCCAGATAATACTAAATAATCATCGTCTGGTTCTGATCCTTCTGGGTAAGAATCTGGAAGAACGCCACCAGCTTTCATCGTTCCAAGTTCTGCAATAATATTTACTGCTTCACTGTTATTTCCCTTTGAAATCTGTTCGATCATCCGAATAAAGTTTTTTCTTCCATCTTGCTTCATAACTAGCAATCTCCTTTAATAAAAAACAACGTCCATTGTTCCAGCGACACAGTCATGAGATATACTTTTCACTGTCTTGTTTCCCTTGATTCCAGCGGTACCACAATCAACATAGACTGTATCGCCTCGTTTGATCTTAGGATTACTGATCGCTGTCACTGTGTATTCTCGTTTGACTTTTGCACTTCTTTTAAGCTTATTTCGTGCCTGTTTCTTGACCTTAGACAGCTTTTCTTTTTTGTCCTTGTCCATAATATCTTGGATCGTACCAAACTTCGATGTATTCTTAGATAATGTTGCAAGTCTTGGAATCGAGTTTTTCTTCGACTCTCCATAAATTTTTATTTTGGTAACGATATCATCCATCGTTATTTTCAGTTCAATAGATATAACGTTCTTTCCTTCTTTCAATTTATAAATCGTCGCATTTTTGTTTGCATACTTTATAATCACAGTCGTTCCTTCAATCGTGAAAATATAACGGCTGGAAATACTTTTCTTTGCTTTGTTAAGCACGTATATAATCATATCTCCGATATTCTTCTGAACTGGCTTGATTCTTTTGTTTTTGATCGAGCCATAACTATAGCTTAATTTCAGTTTCCAAGCGGTACAGATTTTCTTTACAATCTCTTTTGTACTAAGTCCAGACTTATAATAAAAATAGTCCTGTGATTTCATCATATAAATGAGATAATCATACGCTGTAAACGTTACTTTCTTCTCGGTGTCTGTAACTCTGTCATTTTCCCAGATCACACCTCGAAATACTTCAAAGTACCCATTCCCAACATCGGCAGAAATATATAATCGGTCTGACGGCTGTATCAAGGTTGATAGTGTAGCCCCATTTTGAACGGCATTCATTACTGTTAAACTGACTTCTTTCGCTAACGAATCAGGATCATCGGAAATCGTTAAATCTAAAATAACTCGTGATTTAAAAAGATCATATTTCTTGCCGGATGATGTCTTTACCACGGCTTTATACTGCGGATTTGCCAAACTTGCCATGATTTATCCTCCTATCATCTTTAATAGTGTTTTATAATCTGCAACACCGTTTACTGTCAATTTATGTTTCCTTTGATAAGTCTTGACTGCCGCTACCGTCTTGGAACCATAGGTTCCATCTTGTTTGACTCCAACTACTTTTTGTACAAACTTTACGACTTGTCCTTTTCTTCCAGTCCTTATAGCAATTTTTTTCATTGCTGCTTTCATCGCAGAAGTCAACTTTTTATCTATTTTCAACTTCGAATAGCCATCTTTATTCATTGCTTTCTTTAATTCCTCAATTTTTGAATTAGAAACTGATTTATTACTTGAAACAGGAATTGCAAGCACCTGTCCTTTATAGATCGTGTATTTGCTGATCTTCTTTTTCGGATGTTTCTTGCGTTCCTTCTTGTTCCTTGCATCAATGAGTTTTTTATTGGCATTATAAATTAACTTGTACTTTTTACTCGATCCGAGATATTTCTTTGCAAGCTTACGCAACGTCTGACCTTTTTTTACCTTAACCTTTTTCTTTGTTACTTTGGTTGTCTTTCGCTTTCGTTTACTTGATGATACACTGATTTTCTCATAATCAATAAATCGGATTGTATAATAATAATCTCTTAAGCTTTTGATCGTAGAAACATACTGTGAGATCATCATGTCTTTATTGATCTTTGTTCCTGTAATACAGACATTTACCACTGTTCCATGCACTGTCCAGTAATTCAGCAACGCATCCAATACCGCTGGATCAGTCCACTTATGAACGAATTTCATACCTTTCCTTGATTCTCCCGGCAAGAAACTATCCCAGCCAAGCTCTGACAAGTTTTTACCATTCGGAACGTTGATCTGCCCGAATCTATAAATATCATACTCTGCAAATTTTCCATCAAGTGATGTTTCAATCTCTTCTGGAATCACTGGAAGCTGAATCTTTTGATTCGCTCCCTTTGCATTTTTACCAGTAATATATATGTCCATCACATAACCTCCGCTGTCCTGTTACTTGCTGTTGATCCTACGGCATCTGCAATCGCCTGCATGATTGTATCGGCAATCTCTCCTTTTGCGTTCTTAATATCATCTACGATGCTTCCACTGCCATTTACGCTGATCGTAATTCCGCCAACATTAATGACTGTCTGACTGCTTCCAGATGATGCCGTTGCTCCTGCCTTAGCTGAACCGCCAACAATTCCACCCTTGGCATGCTTTGTCACACCTAAAATCTGCCCTGCTTGATTCCAGAGAGATAATGCACGGCTTCTATGTCTAGAAAGTGGAATTACCATTTCATTTCCTTCTTCTCCTAACTCAGAAACAATATGTCCTCTGACTAGACTACCTTTCGCATTATGAAAGAATTTCCCATTTTTTGGCAAAGCTGTCTGTACTTTCGGTTTTGTCGTTGTCTTCTTTCCAGTCGTCTTTTTACCAGATTTTGAACCACTGTTATTCAGATAACTTCCACTCGTAATACTGCTGATTGCATTTGCCTGTGCTGCTGTTGTACTTGCTGCGGATGCAATCGTAGCTGCCGCAGAAGCTAAAGCACTTGCAAGAGATAATGCAGAACTTCCAGCGCTTTGTAAATTTCCACCGGCGGTAAGAGACATTGAACCCATGCTTCCAAGCATTCCGGTAGTACTTGCAGACATACCACCTAAGCCACTGACTTTTCCACCGGCAACACTTGTTGCCCCAGAAAAAGCTTTCGTACTCTTAGAACCGACGTTTGTCTGCTTTGCATTCTTCTTGTTCTCCTCATAGGATTTCTGTACGGAACTTGCCAGTTCTTTATACTTTGCTTCTTTCGGATTGACACTTCTAATACTGTCTTTGCTGTATTTCCAGTATTCTTGATTCTTTGCTGTCATAGAATTACTGTTTTTTAGTGCTTTCTTTCTTCCAGACACAAATTTTCTAAGGGAATCGCCAAACTTATTTCCTTTAAAGATTGCCCCCAGTCCACCGACACCAGCTCCAATCAACGCTCCCGGAACTGCCCCAACACCGCCAAAGGCTGCTCCAATGGCTGCTCCTGTTGCAGCTCCACCTCCAACCATACCGAGTTTCGTACCACCTCTATAGGCTTCCTTCTTCTTCGTAGCTGAATCTTTGGAAGTTACTGCATTGTAAATATTACCGGCTGCACTTCCTATTCCAGCAATGCCTAAAGCACCGCCTAACAACGAAGCACCACCGACAGCAGCTGCACCACCAGCTGTTGCCGCACCAGATCCAAGTTTCACACCTAGATTCCCAAGAAATGCTTTCATTCCTGTTGCTGCAACTGTTTTTCCATTTTTTAAGGTTACTCCAGATCCACCTAAACCAAATAAACCACCAGGTGTCCTCGTTGGTCCTGATGGTGTTTCATTTTTGGGCATTTCTACTTTATGTGGTATCCATTTTTTATCACTATTATCTTTATGTGGCACCCATATTTCTTTATTAGGTACCCATATTTCTTTGCTGTTTCCAGATCCCGTTGGAGAATTACTTGTTCCTGGTATTGTTGGAGAACCAGAATTTCCAATACCGCCATTTACGTTTACAACTGCCGCTGACACATTGATTGTTCCAATAGAATCTCCCAAAGGATTTGTTTTTCCTCCACCTCCAGAACCGCCAGTGATCAGATCGTATAGACTTTTTGCACCTTTAAATAGCTTTAGCCCTCCAGATAATCCAAGAAATCCAGCTAAATAATCTTCGATGCCAGCTTTATCTCCGCCTGGTAACAGATCCTTAAGAGATTCCTTGAACCAGTTTCCACCAGCTTTTGCAATATCTTTTCCAATCCCAGTAATCTTTTTAACGATTGCCGGTCTTCCTTTAGAATCCCACCACTTAGAAAACGGATTTACAATCAGTTCATCCCAAGCAATACTAATCTTGCCACCAATTGATGCATTCTGAAATTTTGGCATGCTGATAAGACTGTTCAGTTTATCTCCAACTTTTTCAAGTCCTTTAAATACGGATGTACTCGCATATTCTCCAAGTTGTTCCAAAGATGTTCCAGCTTCTTTCAGTTTTGCATCAGATTTATCCAAATAATCTGCAAATTCTCCAAGGCCTTTTGTTGCTCCCTTCTGGAGACCTTTTCCCCATTTAGAAACAATGTTTATGTCGAACGTATCTTTAATATTTGACATTAATCCAGAAACCGTCGAATTAGATGTTTTGTCCATCATTCCATCAAATTCTTTTAATCCGTTTAAGATTGTCTTAACTGCTTTATCTCCACCGATTTCGCCTTTCTGAGACATTTCTCTGATCTGAGCTATGGATTTACCCTCTGCATCAGCAAGATACTTCCATGCGTTTATACCGACGTCTGTCAGCTGATTCATGTCCTCTGCATTCAATCTTCCATTTGTTTTCATCTGCCCTAATGCTCTAGATACTCGAGAGATACCTTCTTCTCCGGCTCCAAGTGCTGCAGATGCATTACCAATCTTTGTTAAGTCTGGAATAATATCTTTGTCAGAAAAACCATAAGCCAACATCCTTTGAGCATTTGATACTACGGCCGATGTGTCAAACGGAGTATCAGATGCAAATTTCTTCGCACTGTCCATAAACTTCGCAGCTTTCTTTTTAGATTTCAGCATTGTTTCAAAGCCAATTTGATATGTCTGAAATTCGTCTGCGAATGATACTGGATCTGCTATCAGCTTCTTTGCTGCATACCCAGTTGCAAGTCCACCAGCCAAAGTTTTTAGTGAAAATATAGAATTCTTAATCTTAGATATAACACCTGGGATTTTTTTGATCTGACTTGTTACCTTGTCATCGATTTTTAGGACTGCTGAAAAAGTCTTTCTACCAAAACTCATACCAGCACTCATAGCTTTTTTGATCCCTGCTGTTGCAGTGTCTTTTAATCCAAGTTTTGGAGTCCAGGTCTTTTTACCGAGCCCGTCTCCCTTTTTACCAAACTTGTCGAGGACTGGACTTGCTTTATCTTCAAGTCCTAATTTTGGCTTTGCACGCTTCTTTCCAAGCTTGTCCATCTCTCGTGATGCTTTCTCTGCATTCTTCCCTGTTTGCTGTAGGCCAGAAGATGCATGGTCGGAATATTCCGATACAACATCGATCACAATTTCTTTGTTTGCCATTTATGCATCTCCTCCTTCCATAGCTTTTAAAATTGCTGCAAAAATAAAAGCCCTCTCTCCTTCAGGAAGATCAAGGGCTTGTGATGGTAACATTCCAGTCCGTAAATAATTTTCTGCAAGCATAGAAGCTAACGGACTGGATTCAATTAGTTTTTTGCGTAGTCAACTACACTAACACCGCCTCCAGATAAGTTATCAATAGCATCGCTGACAGCTTCAAGCTCTCCAGCTGTTAACACCTCTTTGATAATTTCGTTCTGTGTCATAACCATATGACCAGCTTTCTTTAATCCTTCTTTCAGCGCTGAATTATCCCAGAATTTCTTTCCGTCAGTCGCTACTGTTGCAGTGTAAATCTTCCATGCCATGTAATCAGCTGTACTTACTTCTTTCTCAACGGGAGGAAGTGAAGCTCCGCCTGGGTTTGCCATATAAGTTGTAGCTTTCTTTCTACACTGTGCAATTTCATCGAAAGATAATGGTCGGGCATTAAATTTAAACAATGTCTGTCCATTTCTTGTAATATTCAATGGCTGCTGTACTTCTGTTTTATACTCTGCGGCTTTTAAAAGACCCGTGATCAGATCCATTTCATTATCTTCGGTTACCGTAACATTTGTTTCTTTCTTTTCTGCCATTTTATTTTCCTTTCTTTATGCTGCTAATGATTTAATGCAGTCTGGTACGCTATTAACAATGAACTGCATCTGTCTCTTAATAACCTCTCCAGGTTTAACATCAAGGATATTTGTATCTCCATCAAGAATACATTCATCAAGTAAGAATTTGCTTTCCCCACCTTCAAGCGGTTCTGTTGCACCACCTTGGAGAGAAAAAATAGGGAATTTTCCACTTTTAATTGCATCTAAGATTGGAATAATTGTAAGATCATCCCTCACAACAGCTTCTGTAAAAGATGCTGTGAATTTAACACTGTCCGGAACTCCATACGTCTGTACATCTCCAGCCGGATGAAAATCTACATTAGAAACATTCATCCCGATAGAAAACTCTTCCACGGAAGCAAACCAGATAGATTCTCCATCCACAGTAATGTATAGTTTTCCATCCTTTCCAGTCATTAATTTTCTTGTATCAAAGCCTTTTCCACTCATCTATAACACCTCCCTACTGAGCAATATACTGAAACTGATAAGTTAAGTAGATTTTTTCCATACTGTCAATGTCATCGACACTAACAATAAAGTTTGCATAATCAGCTGCATGAGGGTTATTCGTATCCTCATAAAATTCATAAGTATCTAAGATTTTTCCTTCTCTGTTCATCTGAGCCAGAACCTTCTTGGCTTCCTGAATCACATTATCTATGCCAACAGAATCATTATTAATTCGTCCGATCAGCGGCTCTAACGTTCTATTGATACGATCAAAGACCTCATATCGAACAGCTGTACGTTTAATCTTTTTCCAACCTTCGTCATCGTTTTCGTTAAGGACTGTATAAGTATTAACACCACTGTCAAACCATACCTGTCCTTCCTGACCTTCTGACAGTAACAGTAATCCAGCATTGATCGCCTCAATGTACTGTTCATTTGTAAGCTGTTCAATACAGGAATCTGCATCCGGAATCTCTGTATGTACAATTGATTTAGATGACTCTTTACATCCGATCACACCAGCCTGAACAGCAGCTGAAATATATTCTTCCATTCTGTCTCCAGACGTATCGTAATATCCACTTCCGACATAAACAAAATAAGGTGCGTTGTAAGATTTTGCGTTCGTCATTCTCTCTGCTAGAGATTTATTCGCTTCTTCTCCTAATACACAGATTCCTAATGCCCCGTTGTCATGAATACGATCCATATATGTCTTCGCTAATGCCTTTACGTCAGAATCAACTGTATCAAGCACAAGCACATTCCAGGAATACATTTCAAATGCATTAAAGGCATTACTGTAGTCTTCTGTTTTTACAGTCGGTGCAGTTCCACCAGCTAAAGCCTGTTGTGTTACTGTCTGCATAATTCCAGATGCTTCTGAAACAAGTTCTGCAGACAGGTACTTGCTGTCTTTCATCGCTTCTACCAGATTTGTAGCTTCATTGACTCCAGATCCGGCAGCAAAGCTTACTTTTTCTACTAAAATTGATCCGTTATATACAGAGCATTCTTTTGTGTTTTGATCTCCAAGCTTCTGTTTTACAGTTACAGAAAACTTCAATGCTGTTGGATACTTTGTTTTCAGAGTAACCGCATTCGTCGATGTTGTTGTCTGTAGCTGTAAGCTTCCTTCTTTTCCACCAGTGCCAAGACGGTAAAGATATACCGTGTTAGCACCTGCATCAAACAGTTTTACCGCTGCATCGATCGTTCCACTCTCCATATAAAGTGAAAGAAGATCACTCTTTGATGTGATCTTCTGAATCTCTCCAACTGGACCAAAATCTGCATGAACCGGAATACAGAAAACTCCGTTCATTGCGGATGCTACACCATTATTTGTGATCTGCTCATGTCTGCGATAAACTCCAGCTCTTTCCTTTTTCTCGCCTTTTAAAAATAATCCGGACAAGTTCTTATACCTCCTTCTTCTTAAATGTATCTACAAGTTTCTTTGCTGTGCTCTGCGTTGCTTCTTTAACACCTGCCCTTGCAAATGCTGTTCGGATAATATCTTGTGATACTCCTAACACCTGTGGATTTTCTGCATATTCATCCACAGTATAAGTAACTTCTGGCACTGTTTTTGTTTCGTCTTTCTTTTCTGCCATTGTTTCCTCCTAACTTATCGTAATTGTCTTTAATTCATTGACTGTTTCAACATCTCGTAGCTTTCCGTACTGACCTCTTACCGTTACCTGTCCATCTTTTAATGGATCAAGTTTCGTGCTGTATGCCAGCTGATTTACAAAAAACGGCGATCCATCATTCATAACGAACCGCTCTCTTTCCTGTAAATCTTGCAGCAAGTTCATAACAAACTGATCAGCATTTACATCCGATCCGGAGATCACATGTACCTTAATGTTGTTTGTAAACCATGTACAAGCATATGTCGATGGGAACGTTCCTGGCTGCATAGAATCCAGTCTAGTATAAACAACCACTTCTTCATCATCCGGCTTCCAGATTTCGTCAAGTTCCGTGTTATTGATCACTGTCACATTCCAGTTCTCATCAATGTGCTTTGCCAAAGAACCGACTGCATCCAGCGGAAGGTATGAATGTTTTGGAAAAGCATATGCATCGAATGTCAACACTGATCCACATACTTCTACATCCATTTGCCCTTCGATTGCTTCCTGAAATGATTCTGACTTTCTCCATACAAGAGAAATCGTTGTATCTTCATCGGTCAAGAAAACTCCTTCAAACGCTTTTTTCAGGATCTTCTTCGCTTCAAGCAAGTTCTTATATCCTTGATTATTAAACAGATACGCTATTGCAATCTCCATCGTTCCAGAAACCTTACGCTCTGAATCATCTTTCAGATTCAGCCCATAGATGATACGCCCATACTGCGAACCATCCCACCTTGAATCAGAATCATCAGGTGCCTGATCCAAAAATATTGCTGGTCCATTTTTGAACGCAGCCAATCCGTTAATATTCAGGCTTTTTAAATACTTGTAAATTATTTCTTTCATAGAGTTACCTCAAAATCTGAACCGAAGATCTTTACAATCTCCGGCTCTGCTTTCTTCTTAATTGGATCAATAAATGGTCGTTTTGCCATCTTTTTTGTGCCACCTTCCAGCCATTCAGCGTGTTTTGAATTACTTTTTATCCGGCTTGTAACTTGATCTCCTTCAATCAGAGTTTGATCATCCCAGTCCTGACGTAACTTTCCAGACTGTGGTGCTGGTGTTTCTCCCGGTGCGGATGATCTATTCGGAAGCCGTTTGTATTTCTTTCCAGAACCGCCTTTCGACAATACTTCGATCTCAATATTTCTAAGGGTGTTTGTTGCCATTGCACCCTTTCGCATCATCTCTCTTTTGATACTTTCATCAAGATTCTTTGCACATGCTTGAAATTCAGCTTCTACGCCCATATGTATCACTTCTTTCTAATACATAATAGATGGAAAACTGCCCTGTTCCAGCTGGATCTTTTGTACCCTTCACGATAAACTTACGATCATGGCACGGATCATCGCCAAGCAGTAACACATCGTTCTTACTTAGCTTAACCACTGGATGGTAAGACACAATCGTATGACTGATCGGAGTCTGGTTTTGTTTCCAGATTTCCATTGTCTTCATATCTGCTTCGGCTAGTATACCGTCTATGATCGCATCAGGGGCTTCTTTTTCATCGCCCTTTACAACCATGCCATCGTCCATGACTTCTGTATCCTGCCAGTAAACACGGAAAGACTGCATATATTGATATGGTCTACCGATTGATGTCATTTTCAAAAGCGTCCACCTCCAGGATGATTCATCATTCCAACGTAAAAATACTCTCGTTTTTCATTCTCATACGGCTTGATTCCAACACTGGAAGATGCAATTTCTTTTTTCAGATCATCATAAAGCTGTTTCCAGAAATTCATTCGATTACCAAAATTAAAAGAGACAGGGCCAACACTGTTGTCTACGTCCTGTCCGTATTTGAACATCATATGTTCTAGCAATTTCAGTTTTGCCATCTTAAAATTGTCTGGATACTGCTCTAATACAGCTGTGATCTCTTCATCGGAAAGTGCAGCTGACATTTCATCCTTTGATACATCAGTATCCGCCAATTCGAACCGCATCTTCATAACATCATCGGAATTGATATCTTCTGGAAAATAGTTATACATCATTCTCCTCGCCACCTTCCGGCTGTTCTGCTGGTTCTTCGGTTTCTTCTATTGCCTGACTAATATCAATATCAGTGGAAAGATCAGCAAGTCTTGTTTCAACCGCTGCCTTAATTCCTTTTCTTGAATCAATCTCATGCAGCAATTCTAAGACCGGTACATCTTCCTCTGTCATGGTCGCAATCTCAATTTTTGCCTCATCCATTGTTTTTTGGATGGTTGCAAAGAACTGTGATAACTGCTGTGCGTTCATTACAAGCTCGTGCTTTGATTGTAATAACGGAATTGATAAAGTGTTAGGGTTAACACTTAAATTCTCTGTATTTGCTCCATTTACACTTGCTGCTTCTGCAATGTGTCCAGACTTCTTTAAGAAAAGAGAGCGTCGTTCATCTACGACACCCTCTGGAACAATTTCTCCGACCTTATACTGCCTACCGCAAAATTTGACTGGCTTTAATGCAACATAATTCATACTAAGCACCTCCTACTCAGCTACACATCCTGTTAAGAATGTTGCGAGATCATCGGAAGTCTTTTTCATATCTGTTGCCATAAGTCCTTCGATGAACTCTGTATGAGTTCCACCTTCTCCGTCAAATTGTGATGTAGCCATCCACTGTCCGTTTCCTAACATATCCCATGTATAAATGTATCCGGCGGATGGTTCTTCCAAAGATACTTCTTTTGGTGCATAAGTCATTAATGCACTGCTGTCGTCAAAGACAAACTTCATATCGGCTTTCTGACCGATCTCTGCTGCATTATATGTTGAATACAATACTTTAACCTCTTCAAAGCCGAGGACCGCTGCAATTACCTGTTCGTCTACAAGTGCTGGGTTTGGTGTTGATCCTGAACCAACAACTCGATCTAAGAACTGTGGATGATTCTTGATTGCTTTAAATGTCTTATATCCTAAGCATAATTTGTTTGGTAATCTACGTCCGTTTAAAAGCATTTCCTGTTTCATATCGTCAAACGCACCTACGATATCAGCATTGGCATCGTCGAAACGCACGAACTGTTTAGATGTTGAAGCTGTTGTTTCTCCTGTCTTAACATTTCCCCATGCATTAGCATTGAAAAACTTGTTTGCAAAGATCATATCAAGATGTAAATTCATCTGCTCCGAAATCTGTCTTACCTTTGCACGTCTTGGATCAATCGTTGCTGGTGCTCCTGTTCTCTGATAATCCAGAGATGTGATGTTATCTACACCGACAATAACCTGATCTACCTCGCATTTGTAAGTACCATCTGAGTGAGAAAATACAGCTGGATCTACTTTGCCGTATTTAGGCTTTCTTCTTACCTGATCTTTTGCAATCTCTTCTTTGTTGAAAATGTAGTAATTTCCTGTACTTGCCTGTACTGGAAGGATTGGAAAGATACTTGGTGCAACGTTCATTCCCGGTGCCTGAAAATAGCTCATTGCCATGTTAGTTAAGTAATAATTAGGTTTCCAGCCTTTCGCAATATCAACTGCGATTGCTGCTGCGTTATTATGTCCTGTGCTCATTTATTCTATTCCTCCTTTATTTACGCTTCGTATCCAGCATGGATGATCGCAACTCTTACGATATCTCCTTTTGCTGTTGCCGGTGCAAGTGCCATAGCTAAAATGTACTGCCCTGTTGTTGCCTTCTGGCATAATCCCTCTGCATCAACAGCAAGGAAATCTCCAGCCTCAATCTTTGCACCAGCTGCCCACATGCCCTGATTTCTGATCTGAACAGTAATATCATCGCCTTTGGCTACTGTTTCATCTCCAAGAAGCACAATTCCTGTTGCTTCCTTTCCGGCTTCAGGAATTTTTGCTCCATCTTTTGTTAATAAAACCGCTACGGCTGTTTTGAGTTCTGCTCCAGCTGTAACATTGATCACTGGACTTCCACCAGTTGGATTGTATTCATATGTTCTGTTTGCCATCTTCTCTGTACCTCCTTTCTTATTTATCGAACATTGCTCTTAATTCAGGATCATTCTGCATAACGATATCCTGTGCCTGTGCATCAGTAAGGTTTGGCATAGACTTTTTGATCTCTGCTACCTTTGCGTTCATCTTTGCAACACCTTCTGTATCGTCATTTCCTGTGTGAGCTCCACCAGATTTACCGATTTCCTCAAACAGACCTGATTTCTGAATTACCGCAAGGTTGTTATCCATGGATGCAATGAAGTTGTTATACGCTTCATCGGATGTTGCTTTCATGGATTTCAGAACTGGCACTAATTCCTCTGCTTTTGTTCCTAAGAGTTCATACTTCTTAGCAACTTCTTCTAAGGACTTCTGTTCTGCTTCCTCTGCTCTCTTCTGGATTGGTTCCATGATCTTCTTCATCATAGAAGTGAAGTCCTTTGTAACACCTTCCATTGCTTTATTCACTGCTTCCTGAACCTGTCCATCAATATCAGCTCTTTTTGCAGTATCCTCTTTTTTTGCATTTGCATCATCCTGTAATGCTTTTAATGCTTCTTTCTTTTCTTCCTCTGTCATATTTGAAATATCAAATGCCATTTCATTCTCCTTTTCTTCTTTTTCTTTGTTAATAGTTTCAGGATCGCAAGATTTCTCAATTACCTCTTGCATTTTTGCGATCTCAAAATCATCCGCAACAACAGTATCTTCTTTGTCTGTTGCTGCACGTTCTAATTTGATCCAAGACTTGGATGCATCATCCGAAAATGCCTTAAACTGATCAATGCTCTGTGCGATTGCTGCCTGTTTATCCTCACACTCTTTATCGAGTAGAATTGATACAATCGACTGCTCCAGAGAGTTGCAGGCATTCCAGATCTGATCCCTCACGTCGTAGATCTTCTTTTCATTCATTACATCATCAAATGATGTTGCTTCATCTTCCATGGACTTTCTGACATCTTCTGAATTTACTCCTAAGCTGTCACAAAACGCATTAAAGAATCGCTTGAAAAAGTTTCCCTTCGGTTCTTCTGCACCTCCTCTCTTTTTAATCAGGATATTTGCTTTCTGATCTGCTCCGATGTCTACTGCATCGATCTTTTTTACTTCCAGATCTTCCAGCTTTGTCTTTCCTTTTGTTTTCATGTTTCCTCCTTTCTAACGACACTTTTTCGAGTTTCAACACGATTATTCGAGTTTCAAAAACGCAAAGTGCAGTTTCAAAAACGCAAAGTGCAGTTTCAAACACAAAAAATAGACCAATTTGCATTTTTTGCAAAATGGTCCTTAGTTGGTCTATTAATTGAACTATTTAGCTATTTTTTGAACTAAATTTTAGATTTAGCTTAATTTTTAACTAATTTAAGACTAAATTTCAGTTTTTCCTTTCAGATTTTACTTCTTCAATGATCTTCTGAATCTTTCTTTTATAGTTCTTGTTCCCTGTCAGTCTTATGTGACTTTCCAAGGTTCTTAGATTTCTGGATGTTGGAACTCTTCTACGTTCCACGTTCTTCTTGATTGCGATCGCAACTCTTTTATTCCTACAGTGCGTATGATGCAATTCAAAGCAATCAGGATTGTACACGATCCATTCATCCTGTCGGTGTGATTTCTTAATCTTAAGAATGCGATCATCTCCTAGTTAATTCCTTGCCACGCCTGTTGCAGCAAAAATCCTAACAGTTCCCAGATCTTGTTTTTGATACTTCCCATGCAAATATCTTTGCCGATCTTTTCATCGTAATTCTTTGGATCAACACACGAAGATGATTCCACGATATCAAAACCATTTCGAAGCACACAACGAACAACTGTTGTTGTCTCTCCCATCGTGATTGTCTCCGTAGATGCAATAAAATCATCGACCATTTCTGGTCCGATACTTACTCCAGATGGAAGATTTTTATTATCATTCACTTTCATATATGCTTTCTCAAAAACATCTTTCGGAGACCATGATTCGTACCCATCTGGGTATACAACCTTGTATCCTGTGATTTCCTTTGTGACCGGATTTCTTTCTGGTTCTGCCTGAATCAATTTTGCACCAATATATTTGTCCATCATTCTTCCTCCTCGACTTCAATACGTTTCGCTTTGCCCTCAATACTGAACATCGTATAAGTTCCGTCCTTAATCTTTGCCCAGACCTCATCGTCTGTGATGTGGAAACCAACCCACCAGCCCTCTGGCAACGTACCTTCCTCTATACCGAGAGTTTTCATCTTTTCCTTAGTGAATATAATACTCTCGATCAGAACGCCTGCACCGCCTCGCTCGTGCATCTCTCCGGCTTCACGATAGAACTCTACATAGGTATATGCTGTCTGTTCTAGTTCTTCCGGATCAATTAAATCGTTCTGGCGGTCAATCAGCTGATTTCCATTCTCATCGACTGCAATCTTAGCCCATCCAAAGACGTACTGCTTTTCTTCGTCCTTCTTAGTAATATCTACTCGATTCAAGGACTTTCGTATACTGTCCTGTGTCTGTGCTGGGGATCGTATATAATCGTTAAAATATCTCATGCTTCCTCCTTCTTATACAGCCGATCAAAGTCATTCTTACGAACTACATTTAATCGACCGACTGAATCTTTTACAACGTAGTCTCCTATTCTTGCAACAAGTCTGCCGCCTTTATATCTCCGTGCATTAAAATAGACCGTGCATCCTATAACGGCTATTGCTCCGTCTTTCTGTACACGATCTATCATAATTTCTTCGGTATTCATTTTCTTTGTAAACCAGTCAGGGGCGATCATCTCAATATCAGGTGTGATCTGCACTGCCTGAACTGTCTGCTCTATTGCTTTGTACTTCATCATTCTTCTTTCTTTGCATATCGTCCAGTTCCATTTGCATAATGGATTCCGTCACAGATTTTCATAGTTACTTCTAACATCCCTAAAGGTTCAAACTGCCTACGAATATTTCTCGGAATTGTCTTATCCTTTAACCATTCATGCATGTCGTCCAGTAATTCAAACCATTCTTGTTCGTGTTCTGATACATCCATATCTTGTTTCATTAGCTGATCGAATCTTTCTTTTAATTCAAGATGTTTTTCCATTTTCTAAAGCCTCCATCCAGTGCGATACCTTCTGATAATCTTCAATATTTCCTGATAACATCATTTTATCATAGATCATATTATTCAGCCAGTCATACCTATCTGGTAACGGAACAGAAATAAGCTTCATTGCAAAATCATAATCATTTTTAAATAACCCAGCAACTTTATTTATATTTCTTAAAGCTTCTGTCATATGATCGTACTGTGATTCAAGAATTTGTATATTCTCTTTCTTGCTAATCTCCTGTGCTGCAAACTGTACCGAACCCTCTTCCATGTTCTCATACTGTTTATACATTTTATGATCATATTTTGTAACTGATCTAGCGTGTAACTGTTCATGTAACAAAATATGTGGGGCTGTTTCATGTCTGGTTATAATATCTCCGTTCCACTGGATACCATAAACACCAGAATCATCATCAACTACGACCTTTCCACTCCATGAGCTTTCAAGATCAAGATGTTTGTCTGCAATCTCTGACATTTTATTAGCATGGGTTTCTATTTCCTCTGTGCTGTACTCTCTCAGTTCATCTTCTTCTGTTTCATACTCTGCTGCCATGGATTTTGAATTGACATACATCACACAGCATTTACACCTCGGATGAATCGGAGGAAGTAGCTTACCTGGGGCAAATTCTTCGTCCATTCCAACAACTTTTCCGTTCAGTTCTCTACATGTGCTGCATGTATTCTCACTGTCCGTTGCGGACCATTTTTTGTCCTGTGGTGGTAATATACCCTGATCGACAAGATTCTTTGTATGCTGGTATCTGCCATACTCATAGGCAAATGCTCTTTCGGTCTGTGCAATCGTCTTAGCTCTTTCCCTTAACTTACGTTCAGCATACTTCGCTTGCTTATCCCTTGCCATCTGCTCGATCTTCTCTGGCTTCGTTCGAGGGTGTTTCTTCTCCAGCTCTGCCTTGATCGTCTCATAGTATTTTTTTACCGCCTGTGTTTGTGGCTTGGTTAATCCAATGCAAGGGCGTATGAATCGGGATAATTCATCATCGCTCATGTGTGATCTGATCCCCAGTTCGATCATCGACTGAATTGCATCTTTCTGTACTCTGGTACAGTTTGTTACTAACTCAGCTGTATGATTCTCTAACCAATCAGATACAGCCCAGTGATCAGCATCAAATTTATATCCAATGTCAATGCCTTTGAACTTGTTTTCGTTGGCTGCGGCTGCCTTCATAGCTTTGACCATTTCTGGTGCAATCTTTTCAGAAACCACCTTGGAATAGTCCTGTTGCCATGCTTCTACAGTCTCTTTGGAGATCGAGCCAGCTTGAATTGCTTCTCTGATCTCCTTAAAGGTCAAAACTGTTTGCTGATCCTTCCAGAAGCTAACCAACCACTTAACAAGTTGAGGACTGCTGTTCGCTAAGTACCTCTCCAACGCTTCTTTAACCTCGTTGGGTGTCTTGGGTACTCTCTTCTTAACCTTTCGGAATAGGAACATGATATCAGCTCCTTCCTAAACGTTTCTTGGCTTCCTGTACCTTTCCATCATCTTCGGCAACGTCTTGATTGTCCTCTGGATGTACATTATTTCCCTGTGATCCAAGATCATTTGTCTGCTGATCTTCTCTGTCCGGATCAATGAATCTTTCATCGTTAGCTACCTTTGGTGGCAAATTACCAGCCTCTCGAACATATGTTTCCAGTTCGTCGTCAGGGATCAATACACCAGTGCCAACCATTGCCTGAATGTACTGTGCTAATTTGTTCATGTCGATTTTTTCAATATCTCCGTGAACCATCTTCGGGTAGTCTGTGATCCCCTTGAAATGTTCTCCGTTTAGATCAATCAATCTTGGGATCGCTTGGTTATTAAACGCTTCACAGATAATGTCAAGGTATGATCCAATCGCTACAGCAAATAACTCTGTCTTATCATCGGACAGTGCAAATGATCCAGTGTGTTCATGCCCCAACAGAATAAAATCCGCAAGCGTTGTCATTGCTATGCGGCTATCATAACGAGTTATGATCTCGTTCGTATCAATCTGTCTGCTTCCACCTGTGGAAACAAGCTCGAACTTAAATCCCGGTGGTAACACGATTCCAGCACTTTTGTCTTGTCGGACATTCTTTACCAGGCTATTTGCCCATGCTAACAATCTTGAACCTTCGGGATCATCTGGATTATACAAGTCAACACCTTCTGGTGGTGTGACCATCGGTATACCAGCGAGATCTCTTTCTATCCCGATCCCTTCAAATTCCTGAATCCCTTTTTTAAAGTACCAGGAACGATAAGCATTTCTGAGGATGCTTCGTCCTTCTGGATTTCCTTTTCTGGATCTGGTTCTGAAATGGATTGCCTTTTCCAGTGGAATCGTATAAAGCCCAAAGTTTGGCGGTGGCATTTGGGTCATGCCGATAAGATTATCTTCATTGTCATACTCCCACTGATACAGAGAATCCTGTGATCGGATAGGAAGCTTTCTCCATCCGATTAAACCATCATCATATTTGCTGTTCGTCTTAGGATTTCCTGTCCGCCCTGATCTCCTCTTATATACGATCTCATGATACGACCAGCCGTATGTAAGGAATGATAGGATTTCAGAGACTGTATCAGTCCATGTGGTCTGCATATCATTCATGCAAGACTCAACAAACTCTGCTGCCTCTATGTCCTTTTGATCGTCTCCCTGTGGCTCTACGGAAAACTGTGCCTGTCTAAGCAATGTATCTAACGCAAATATGATTGCTCCAATCACATCGTCGTTAGATTCCATTTCTGTATATACCTTTACTCCTCGTTGTCCTCTCAGCTCTGGGAGAAATTCTTCGTAAAAGCTACCGCCCCACCGATTTTGACCGATGCGACCTATTTCATCATACAATGCTATTTCACCTCCAGTAACTATCTTTTGTTCCAACATCACTTCCTGGAACACTGATTGGTTTAATTTTGTTTCTGTAGCAAGATAAAACAACAGCATCTGCCCGGTCCGGAGACTCTCCGATGCGTTCTTTCATTGCTTTTTTTGATTCTAGTCGTATCTTCCCTGATGAACTAAGATCATATTTTCTCGCACTTAATTGTGCGATAAGCTCTGTATCATTTGGTAATACTGCTTCTTTTTCTTCTAACATATCTCTTAATATGGACCATGCATAAGATGTGATATCATGATATTTTTCTGCTGCTTTCTTGTCTGGAACGGCAGCAGAAAAATTAACCGGAACGATAACTACACCAGATAGCTTTCCTTCCGATTTTAATTCATTCAAACGATCTGTTACTCCTCCACCAAGACCAGTATCATCTATGATCACATATATTGTTTTTTTATATTTAAACTTTTCCTTGATATTCCTACACTCTACAACAACATCTCCTACAGTTTTCATTAGATCTTGACCATGCCTAATCTTTTCTAGTGTGATCTTGTTATTCATATTTCTTGCGATCACTGTGTCATCATCACCAAAACGGGCCACATCGACTCCCAAAGTGCAAATATCAGCTGGTGGTATCTCTTCCAGGATGATCGATGCTTCCAACATTTCCAAAGGCATATAAACATCATCATCCTGTTTAGGAAACAATCCTTTTACTCTGACTCTGACAACATTACTTTCTTCTCCATATTTCCTGATCAGAGAATCAATGTTGTCCTTATTAGTTCTTTTAGACTCTGCGGAGTTTACAGTGATGCAATAATATAATTTACGATCCGATGTATGGCTGTCGTAAAATGTACCGCTTGCTTTTGTCGGGTTTCCACAAAGTAGCAATTTATTATTTGATCCTGTCAGAGTACCTAAGATTGCTTCCATGATCGGATCTGCAACACCAGAAGCTTCATCAACGATAAATAGCATATTATCCTCATGGAATCCTTGCATATTTTCTGGAGTGGTTGCTGTTCTTGCTACTGCATACCAACGTTCTTTGCTGCCAATCATAGATATTTTTGTTTTGGTCCACTGTAGTATCTCCTTCAATAACGGAGATTTACTTTGCCACTTTGAAACCTCTGCCCATAGAACATCGTTCAACTGGTGCAGTGTTGGGGCTGTTGCAACAACTCTTGCATTCTCAAAACAGCTTAAAAACCATAACAATGTTGCGGCTTCAAATCCTGTTTTTCCAACACCCTGTCCGGATTTTATCGTTACTTTTGAATTATCTCTTAAAGCAAATGCTGCTTCTTTTTGCCATTCATCTGGATAAAAAAAAAGAACTTCTTCAAAAAATTGAACTGGATTCTGCTGCCATAAAGGAATACTCTCTACAAGGAAATCATGTAATACTCTATCATCCATCTGATTCCCTCGCTTTTTTTACAGCATCCATCCAAGATTGAACTGCATCTTCTCCTGTATCAGTTCCACTGTGTCTGATTTGTTCTGTCTTAGCTCTGATCTGTTCAATCTTAGCTTTCTGTTCAACTGTAGCAATATCCATATGATCTGCAAGCCATTGTAAAGCTTTCATCTTATCAACCAGCTTAATACTCGCTCCGTCTTTTCCTTGCTTCACTTCCGTAATCAACGTTCCATCAACATCTTCAGATTGTTTGAATTTCACAGTATTGACTTCTTTTTCGAGAACTTCTTTTTCTCCAGTTTCTTTGTTTTCTACCATTACTGGACCAAAAGCACCCATAACTTGAATATTTTCTCGCCCAAACGATACATAATCTGTCACATCTGCAAACGCAATATCCATGTACTTTTGAAAGATATCTTCCTGCTTTAACAGTTCCCTGTTCATATGATTCTGCTTTAGCTGTTCAATCTCTTTTCTGATCACTGGATTCTTCATAAGCCTGCTTCCTAATACGGCAGCAGATGCATAAGTACATCCTGGATAAGCTTTCATGTAAGCTTTCGTATAATTAAACATTCTGGATTGGTACAAACAAAAAAGCTGCTGCTGATCGGTAAGTTCATCGTTAATTACAACTTGACTTACATCCTCTGCAACGGCTTCTTTTTTGTGTGCACCCTTTTTATTTTGTGTGCACCCCTTTTGGATGCATCCTGTCTTTTTGTTCCTCGACCATGCGTATCGTTTCTTCCACGATTTCACAGTATTTATCGAAACTTCATACTTGGCAGCAATGTCTTTATACTTCATTCCGGCCACGTAATCGGATTCTGCCAATATGTAGTTTTTTTCTTCATTCACACATTACCGCCCTCCTTCTTCAGGTACTCGCATAGTCTTTCACATTTCTGAGCATCACTGCATCGAATTGTTGTATCCACTTTACAACCAGTCCCTACATATCCTCTGCTCATAACCTGTGTTTCTGGTTTGAGCTCTTCACAGTTCTGGCAGTAATCTTCTGCTTGTAATCTGATCATATGTTTTCCCTCCTATATTTCAAATGGACCACCAGGGACTCGAACCCTGGACCGATCGGTTATGAGCCGACTGCTCTGACCTGCTGAGCTAGAGGTCCTTAAATTTATGCACGAAAAAAGCACCCGAAGGTGCTTAATTCAATATATTTTGAGATTTGATTAACCTTTTGTTGTACGCGCAACTCCTAATATATTAGAAATTGCATCTTGTAATACTCGTGAATAATTAATTCCCGCTTTATCGGCTTCTACACTCATCCAATATGGAATTGTACAGTTTTTCTTAACTGCTTTATTATCCACTCTCTTTCTGTACTCTGTAAAGTCTACATCTACAAGTGTTACTGTGTCTCCTGCTTCTACATTTTGAGCTTTTGAATTTGGTTCTGGAAGACTTTTTTTCTCATCTTCCATATCAATCCCCATCAATCCAATAGCATCTCTGGCCATTTCCATAGCCTCTGCTATTGTATCGCCTTCTGTAGCGATATCAAAATCAGGGATTTCTACATAATACCCTTCTTGATCCGGTTTTAAAATAACCGGATACGCTACTTTCTTTGCCATGTTTCCGTTCCTCCTAAAATCTTGCCGTTTGATCCTTTTTTCATTTTTGTTTTTCATGAATCCACCAAGTCTGGGGCTTAAAGCCCCAGTTTCTTGATAATAGATTTAGCTAATCGCTCCTTAATCTCTGGATGTCTTGGAATTGGCTCAATTCTGTTACCATCTGTATATAGATCATGGTTCCCACCATTCCGTTTTAAATACCATCCATTTTTTTCAAGGAGTTTAATCAAATCTCTTCTCTTCATGAAAAACTCTCCTTTTTTTAATTTATATGTTCATTATACGTACAAAATGCGTATAAGTCAATAATTTTATGCGTATTTTGTACGTATTTTTATTAGCAAGAAAAAGGAACATTTATGAAGTATCGCTTCATCTAATCGCTCTAGCCTATATATTAGCCTATTTTTTGCGAACGTGACCGAACATTTTCTAATTTTCTTGAAAAAATCTTGTATTTCTCATTCTGCAGCTGTCTTCTGTATAAGCTACTCGCCTTTTAGGGTGTAACTGATTCATCTTATGTGCTACCTGCAGCCACGTCATGCCATCAATGTAATAAAATCTAAACATCATTCTTAGTTCGCTCTTCTCAATGCTATTTATATATTCTTCCGCTTGATTCATGAGTTCCAGAAGTTCATTCTCTTTTTCAATCAACATAGCTTTTCGTTTATTGAGCAGCAGTTTCTTTCTGCTAAGTTCTGGTACTGGCATACCCTCAACAACAAAGTGCTGTATTCCACCCATACCACCGCTCACTGTGTCTTTTACAGTTCCTTCTTCCTCAATCCTGCTGATCTGCTTCTCTGTTTGCAAGATTCTTTTTCTTATATCTTTTACTTCTTCAATCATGTCTGTGTATTGGATCAGTACGTTCTTGTCCACGTTCTCCCCTCCTGTTACGATTTATTATCTGCTGCCTTATCCGATCCGCCATCTCCTGGTACTCTTGTTTGTATTGCGCCCGATCGACACAAATGCCCATGCAGATTATCTCTGCACAGGCTTTGCATGGATCAATCATATCTTCCTACCGCTCTTTCTTTTCATCTGGCGGTTTCTTATGATCGCTTTTCTTGCATTTGAGTAATAAGGCCGTGATTCTTTCTCTCTTCTTCTTAATTCCTGTTCCTTTGCCTTCCAGGACAGATACTTCTCACATCCTGTCTGACAAGCAACTCTCTTTGATCCGTGTGATCTATCTTTACAATTTAGGCACGGACAATCTCTATATGCCATTTATGTTTCAACTCCTTCGACTTATTCTTCAACTAATATTTCAACTAATCTAATAATTAGTTCAACTTTCGCAGCGGACATTTGCTGCATACTGTTTCTATTAGCTCATCATAGTCTTTTATTTCGCCTGGGTACTTGCAATAGTTATCACAGATGCTGCTTTTTATTCCATCAAAAAATTCTGTTATTGTCTTTGGTTCTTCTTTCACGACACCTGTAAGATTCTCTGTTATTGTCATAACTCATCCCTCTCTTTCGCTGCAGTAGCAGGAGTGACATCACTGCCACTCCTGCTACTGCAGCGATAAATAATCCGCTTAAAAATCCTATGATCATAAATTATCTCTCCATTATACTCTCAATTTCTTCGATCTCTTTTTATTTTTCTGAGATACCTTCTTTGTTTTTCGACAACATTAAATGCAAAATCATCTATGTGTCCATACGATGCAAAGTTTCGTGCCATTGTCAAATCCCCATAAATCTTATGATATGTTTCGTTTTTGACCATTTCTTTTCTGCAATAATACAATGCGTTACATAATGTTGTTAACTCTGTTGTATCCAATCTAATGATCGCCTCACCATCTTCTTTGGAAAGATTTAAAATCTGCATATCAACAACTCCTTTCCCAATCATTTCTAAGATGCAAAATCAAACCACTAAACTTTAGAAAATCTCATCCAATGCTTCTTCAATAACTTCTTTAATATCTCCTTCTGTGTCATAGCCTTTTACAACATCATCCTTTTGCAGAGGCTGTTTCATACCATTACTCATTTTCCTCACTTTCTACCCCAAAGATGTACTTGAGTATTCTTTCTTTTCCTACTGCTTCGATTGCATCAAATACAAGTTGTTTTGATGCAAACTGCACCCCTCCCTGTGGTTTACAAACGCTCCACACATCATAATCAAGTTTTCCATCATCTTCATTGTTATATAAAAGGTAAAAACTATCACTGCGTATCGGACCATTGTGTTCCTTTGCATACCGTTCAAGTTCAACTTCTACTTTTCTTTTCTCTCTTGCAAATTCCGCTTCTTTTTTTGTGAAAAAGATGTTTCCTAATTCCCACATATCAAGAGCGTATTCATCGTTAATCCATGTCCTTTTTCTGATTCTTCCAATATAATCAATGTAATAAACCGTATCCCCATACTGTGGTTTCTTTACCTTTGCATCCTGTTTCTTGTCTGGTTCTTTCCAATTCATCTTCTCAACAAGTCTGTAAAACTCTTTTTCTTCTGCTTCTGTTAGATTTTTAATTCCCATTTTCTCCACTTCCTTAACTTTCTTTAACAATTAATAGAAACGATCTTTCTGCATTTCATCATCAACTTCTTTTGGTATCGGAATCGGTTCAAAGTCATCATTTTCCCCATTCATAAATTCAATCAGACCATCTATGTAGTTGTTAAATTCTACCATTCTTTTTTCTTCATCGGTCATTATCGATCACTTCCTTCTCACAATAAATGCAACCCTTATCGCACTTGATCCGAACCTTTAACTTCTGCTGCTTGTCCGGACACAACTTCATCTCATTGATTCTCTTGCCTGTGATCTCACAGATGTAACCTTCAAATTCTTTCTTGTTTACCATTATTTTCTCCTCCACGCCATCACCACATCGTTCTTTCTAAGATCTAATTTAATGTTGTTTTCTTCTCTGACCTGCTCGATCATATCAATCCATGTCACATTTCCTGTTTCTAAACACTCTGTTTTGTCATTGAATCTTTTTTTGAATCGATCTAATCTCTTAGTTCCGAAATCAAATTCATCTTTCAAAACTATAAGACTCATGATCAATACAGTATCTAAAATCTGTAGTGTTGCATCTCTAAAATCCTGGTCAAGTTCTCTTGGATCTATTAGTGTTCGAAGTCCTGCAAGATTTCTCTGTCTTGTTACTCTCTGTAGCTCTTCTAATCCTTTTTCTTTTGCTATTTTGTCACAGAACACAATTCCTTCATTTCTGCCCTGCATTATATAATCTTGTTTACTCATACTATCTACCTATCTCAGACAGCTTAACTTTCTACCTGAAACAACATTTATACCGATCACTTTCTCCTTATTCTTTGCCTGATCATATAAACTGCTGTGATTCTTCGTTTCGTGATTTGTTGAAAAATTGTAATATCAAATCTAGTTTGTGAAAAATAAAAATACAAAAAACCTGAAAAAATATGTTTATGTTTGCTTGCTTCGTTAATAGTTACTTGAAGAATCTTAATCAAATAGAAAGTTAAGCTGTCTGATCATACTCCTTTACTTATGATATCCGGCACAATTGCCTACATAATGCCACTGCAAACCTTCGTGTTTTGTCTCGCCCCCCCCTGTTATCTCAGGGTAGAAACGCTTATACCACTTCATCAACGTTTTGTGATCGATGCCTGATGTTCTGCTGATCTCATTTGTGGACATACCATGTTGGATCCATAACTGTACAACACGGCGTTTAAATCCTTTGCTGTAATCTGCCATCAGTTCTCCTTTCTGCCCACTGCCTTAGGCAGCAGGCTCATGGCTTATACATTGGCTTGTTTCTTATGCGGTTAATAGTTACTGTGGTATATAATTCAGTCCATCCGGCTGATCTCTGTCCGCATATGTGATCATCTTTTTACGTCCTGTCGCTTAAGATCATCCCGAAACCCACAACTACCACGACTATTACTACGACTTTTAACAACAATCTTAGGTTGTTGGTTACTACGGACAGAGATCAACCGGATGCTTCATTTTTTTCTTAGCTTGCAGCAAGCAACTTATTAATAAAATACTGCTGCCCTTTACCAGTGACCTTTGTAGTCTTTCTGATCTTTGTCGTTCCATCCGGATTTGTGATCGTTCTTTCTTCAACTTCAAACAATCCCATTTCCATGCTCTTTTGTGTTGGCATATTCCAACTTGGACCTCTTCTTTGAATTAAATATCCGTTATTTCTGAGTTTTTGAAACAGTCTGTTTTGACCAATATCAATTCCTTTTTGCTTAAGAATTTTTGCTAAATCTCCGATCAGAATAGAATCTTTACTCGCTGTTACTGCATCAGCAAAGATTTCTTTAGGCTTCATACGTTCATTGTCTTCAATCAATGCAGCTTTCTCTGTCTTTAATTTGTCTATTGTTCTATCAGCCATCTTTAATGCTCTCGCAAAGATCTGTTCTGGTGTATTCCAGGCTTTTTCTAAGTCAAGGAAGTACTGTCTAATCTGTTTTCCCTTTTCAGTTCTGGACATTAAACAAATATGTTTTGCCATATCTACAGACATTTTATAATCCTGTAGTTCGCGTTGTGCTCCATTGTTTACAACCGTACCTGTAAGTACGCTTGTAAAATCTTCGTTTTCTACGAATCCTTGTGAATTTGATTCAAACCAAGCTGAGAATCTTTTATTAATCTCAAGTGCTTCGTGTAAATCCCTTGCTGATACTGTTGGTTCTTCTGTATCGTAGTTAACAGGAATTAAATTATCCATACGTTATGTCACCTCCTAATTGTTTCTTTAATAGCTTCTTCTCCAGATTCTCAAACTCACAATCTTTCACTTCTCGTTGTGTAAAATTGTGTATAGTTTCTTCTTTCTTTGGTTTCGGTGTTGATTTCTTCCGTTTCTTTGATGTAGGGAAGAAACTCTTATATCCTCCACCAAATGCTTTTCTTACAATGCCCAACTTATCAGAATCGTTCTCAGCCAGAGAATCAAGTTCTTCTTTCAAGGCATTGATCTGTTCTGCAGATAATGTTGGTCCAGTATGATTCCTCATATCAAGATAAAGACAGAACTCTCTGTTCAGATCTGGATTGCTATAATATATATTTTTATTTACTTTACTTTCCTTTTGTCGTTTTTCTGTTGCAGAAATATCTTTTTCTGTTGCAGAAATGCTTGTTTCTGTTACAGAAATGCTATTTTGTGGTGCATTTAATAAAGGTTGACCGTTTTCATCAATCAACCAATATTTACTTCTATCGACTTTGTTCCTAACAGTCACTTCTTTATAGCGTCGCTGAACTCCAACAGAGGTAATAACATTTTGATTCAGGAGGTCTTGATCGAAAAGACCTATCTCCGCACAATAATGAATTACTTGTAACACAAAGTCCTTTTTCTTTACCCAGCGGTTACCAATGGTTTTGATTATTTTTACCGCTAACTGCTCCATTTTAGGCACTTCCAGGTAATATCCTTCATGATAAATCATGCATAGAACAACATCATAGATGGTCTGCCCTAATGGACCATACTCATTCATCAGATCCATGATGTTAAAATCGTCGTAATAATCGACATCTTTAGGAAAGTAATCTAGTCCTGTTTTGGGTTTACGGCCCACTTTAAGAACACCACCTTCCGTTTATGGTTCTTTCGCTGCATTGCAGCTTCTACATAACAATGCTAAATTATCTTCTTTGTTTAAATCTTTGTATGGAAGTCTCTTTTGTGCAAACTGAAGAACAGATACAACATGATCTATTTGTAAATGCTCTCTGCTGCCACATATACAGCATTTATTCTGATACTTTGCTTTGATATACTCTTTTACATCTTTCCTAGCGATAAAATTAGAAGATGCGTTTCTCAATGCTTTATATCGGATTTTTAGATTATCTGAATTGATATTTCTAATTGTTTGCCATCTAGGATTCCATTTTGGAAAATTCAAATCATCCATTTTTGATTTCTTCTATCTCTACTTCAACTCGTGGGTCCTCTGCATAATGCTTTTCCATATGCAGCGTTACAACCTGCGTATCATCCCTGTATGCTAGTTTATTCAAAGCATCAAGAATACTTTTTGCAATGTTATCAATGTCTGGTTTCTTCGTTGGAAACATAAGGTCTTCCAACATCTGTTGTTTCTTTTTCTTGCTTGTACTCTTAACGATCGGATAATAAGCTATGATCGTTACTTTTAAAGGCTGTCCGTCATTAAAAATGATATTGTTTGATTCCTGCCTGTAACAGCACTTGATCAAATTCTCGTATAGCATAGTACCTTCTGGCGTATATGAGAATTTTCCACCTTTTTTACTACGGACAGTTCTTGCCCTGGCTTTTCCTTTCGGTGCACCAGGGACTGTAAATCTAACTGTCTCCATAACTGTTACCCGATGATCGTGATCACTTTTAACAGTTCTTCCGGTAAATTCTCTGTTAAATATTTCTTGATAGCATCTACAGCTTCATACTTCCAGAGACCACCATCAGCTTCTACCAATTTAAACATTGGCTGCCCATCAGAACCTTCTCTGATTCGGAAGATAAACTTGCTTTCTGGCTGTTCTACTTCCAGGAAGGTACGATATGGGCGAAGTGTTACTGGATTTGGTACGATCACATCTTCTTTTCCTGCAATACCTTTTGTGATCGTAGCTTTCTGGCTGACTCCATCATCTCCATAGTTGGCCACTGTTTTATTTTCTACGTTTCCAGCAACTGAAAGAATCAGTTCTGTTTCATCACTCTGTTTAAAGGCAGTCTGCATATTAATTACAAACGCTTCCTGATCATAGTAATGATCGAAATCAAAACCATTTGGATTTGTACCTACGCGGAATAATTCTTCTCGATTTCTTTCATTTGTAAGACCAGATAGTAATCTTACTTTTGTTGGAGATTCTACATGAATGATCATAGATTCTCTTAACTCTTCACTCTTTCCACTGATATAATCGATCAGAGAATTAAGACTTGTAGCTGTCAATGGTTCTGCAAACTCCTCTCTGTCATATCGTGACATAGATTTATCGCAATAAGTCTTTCCTGCGATTTTTACAACGTGTGGCTCTCTTGCACTGTCTGTCAATTCTTCGATCTTTTCGATTGCTTCTCTTAAAAATGTATTATCCATTGTTATGTATCCTCCTGTTTTATGCCTGTTTTGCTTTTCTTAAATCAATCACTTTGTTGCTTGGTTCGTAGATCTCTCCAGTATCCGGATCAAAAGCTTTCGGTGTTTCATCTTCTTCCTGGTCGATCACATCATCAACATTCATCTGACCAGGAATCTGGTTAAAGATTTCAACCGCTTCAACCTCTCCGGTGCGAAGATCTCTGCCCATACTCAGTGCTGTTGTAGCTCCAAGTTCTGGTGCAAGACTTAACTTTGTTTCTACCGTAGTTGCCACAAAGTTTCTTTCATCGTTTGGCCGGAAACTGATTGATACATTGATCTTTCTGACCTTCTGCGCATCAGTGTTCGGATCCTGAACATTTTCAGTGATCTTTTCTAATGCCTTATTAAGCTGTACTGAAAGTTTCCCTCCTGCAAACTGTTCTAAGTTAATATGTTTCATCGTGTTGCTCCTTTCTTTTATTTAAAGAACTGCTGTGGTTCTTCTTTTTCTGTTTCGGTTGGAATTGGCTGTGGTTCTTCTTTAGGAACCGTACTTTCCGGTAAATCTTCCTGCTGCATCATTGGAATCTTTTCATCTTCCCTTGTAACAAAATACTGCTGTCCGTTTTCTGGTTCTGCATAACCGCTTTCTTCTGCAATATACATACCACCGAAAGTTGAAGGAAAAGCTTCTCTCAATGCCTGAACCAATGCCACTTTTCTGATCATTGTTGCCGGCCTTGATTTCCACTGGCTATTCAATGTTCCATCTTTTTTTCTGCCTGCGTATTCATCAAACGCAACTTCTGCTTCATATGCATGTGCTTTATCTTTTCTCCAGACTTTCGCCCATCCACCAATAACTTCTTCTGTAGGCAGACGAAAACTTCCAGATCTATGAATAACCTCACCGTCTCGACTATCAACTACGATGATCCCTGCTTCAAATCCATCGTAAAATTCATTCTGTTCTGCTCGCTTCATATAAGCTTCTTTTCCGACTACCATTGTTGCTGGTTCGTTTCCGTACTTAATACAGTACGCTTCTTTTACCCATGGATTTAAACCACTATGCTTACACAAATTCATAAACATAATGACTTCTTCCATTGTCACACGTTCTTTATTTCCAGAAATCATATAATTTTTTATAATCTCTGGTGTTAATTCAATTTTGTGTCCGGCAACCTCATATGTTGCAACCTGTGCGTTCTGATACATGTCTGTTCTTTTCTTTGCTAAACTGTTTCCAACTGCCATCTTATAATTCCTCCTGACTTATGATTTCAAATTCTTCACATGTTTTCTTAAGAATACTGATCTTAGCATTTGCTTCATCAAAGTTGTGCTCTTTTACAACACAACGAAATGTAATCGCTAATGTTCTTTCTCCCGTACGTTTAGGTTTAGGAACTTCTGCCGGTTCTTTTGGCATCTCTGATGCTTCTTTACTTTCGCCAGCAGATGCCACTTTCTGCGCTTCTTCTTTTAACTGTTGCTGTCTCTGCTCTTCCTTCTGCTTCTGCTCTTCCTCAAATAAGGCTTTCTTCTTGGCGGTCTCCTCTAACTTCTGTTTCTTCATCATTGCAGCGTTCAGATCAAAAGCTTTCAGATATTCTTCTTTCATTTCAAAAACATAAGGACATGTATCTGCATTGATTACTTTCAGATCGCTGTCAACTTTATCTCTAATCTCTGCGATCTCTGTTGTGATAGATTTCAATGTCGTTGATACATTTAACCAAGAATCCTTATAGATTTTTTCAAATGGAACCGTGCGATCAAGATCACCGATTGTCTTTGAATAGATTTCCTTGATTTTCTCTAATTTTTCTTGCCGTATTGCTTCTTCGTATCCTTTGATCTGGATGTCAATGTTTCCAATCGCTTGATCAACGATGCCGATCAGTTCTTTTTCCTGTTCTTCAAAAGCTGTGTATGGCTGCATGACCTGTCGTTTGATTTCTTTTCTTTTGTTCTCTAATGCGGTTACAAATTTTCGAAGATTAGCACGATCCTTTTTTGCATCCTTAATCTGATCTGCTGTATAGACCAGATTCATATAATCATTTGCTTTCTTTTGAATCTCTGTTTTTAACTCTTCATAATTCCAATCAATCTTCTGCAGAAACCCATCTTCCTGCGGATTGTATATCTTAAACTCCATATGTATCTCCTTTTAAATTTCTGGAAGAATCAAGTTCGGTTGCTGTCTTTTTAAAACTTTCTGCCAGAACTCTTCTTCCGCTTGTTTTAATATCTCAATATCTTCTTCTACGTCTGATCGCTCAATATGATAATCTTTTGTTTGTAGCTGGATCTGCCCTTGCCACACTGATTTAAGCTGTGCTCTCAACTCCACAAATGAATATTCTGTGACAAGCAGATAATGCAGTACCTGGATGTAATAGTTGTCCGGAATCTGATCTCTCCATTTTTCTCTCTGCATACTTTGCAAGATATTAGTTGTCTTGATTTCTAAGATTCCTTTGCGACCATCCTGATCGGTCAGTTCTCCATCTAAGGATGCATGTGCCCATGGATACTTTTCATTCCGGATCATGTTGTCTTTGAAGTATTCAACCTTGTATTCTGGATGATCAAGTGTAAACAGCGATCTAAGCAATGGCTCTGCATCATGCCCGTACTTCACATAGTCCTTATCCGAAATATCTGGAGCTGTTCTCTGCCCTGTCTTTTCTAAATACAGTTCTGTATTGGTTTTATATGGATTGAGTCCTAATACTGCAGATGCATCAGAACCACCGATTCCATGTCTGGCATTTAACCAGGAATCAAAGGAATCAAACTGGATCCGTTTAATTCCTTTACTGATTTCGTTTGTTTGCATAGTCTGTCTTCCTTCTTAAGCTTTTGCTCTCACTACTAACGTCTTATATTTCATTTGTAAAGTGTCTCTTACAAGTTCTGCAGTTTCTTTTTCTTTATCATTCAGATTCTTTTCTAAAGTGTCTGCAATAAATCTGAGAACGCCCACTGTAAGATCACTTGCAATTTCTGGAACCGGATTTACGCAATCACTAATTTCGAACAAAATGGTTTCCAACACTTTTTCTAGTTCATCAGCTGCCTTGTCTGTGCATCCTGCTGTATCTAAAACATGACCTCTTACGATTCCTTCTGTTACTTTCTTCATTGTTTCACTCTTCATTGTCGCTTCCTCTTCTTTCTTCTAATAATCCCATCAATTTTTCTTTCAGATACCCTGCTTCGATCATACAGTTCGGATTGTTGAGAAACAGCATTGTACTGTAATCTGGTCGCTGTTCTGCACTAAAGCCATTTTCTCAGATCTTAACGCTTAGCACTGCGGTAGCTCCATGATATTCAGCTTGTACACATGGAACACCTGGTTCTCGCCAATCTATAGTTCCATCTGTCATTTCTTGCAGTCGCAACGATAGATCAAAGATCTCAACTACCAATTTTCTGATTTCACTTTTCTTCTGATCTGTGTTATACTTTTCTTGTGTATTTACATCTGTGCCTTCGGAAGTTGCCGCTTCCTGGGCACATTTTTTTATCATTCTTGCTACTTCGTCATAAGCAAGAAGCTTTGCGGTTTCGAAGTGTATTTTGCCTTCTAACTCTTCCGCCTGCATATCTAGCTCAATTTCTTTCTCTTGAAATTTGATCATATGATCAAGCTCTTTTAAAATCTTATTTATCAAATTTCTTCACTCCTTCCTCATAGATCATCGCTGTGATCAAACACAACGCTGCTAATTCCTTAAATATTCCCATTGCGATCAGCACCGCTGCCGTGCAGATCATGGCTTTTGTTTCACTTTTCATCTCATGCTCCTTTCTCAAACACTTATCATTTCAGTTGCAAAAAACTTTTTTGCATTTATGAAATACCTGTGCTTTTTTTCACTTGTCCGGATTGCATATCCCCATGGAAAAATCCCTTGAATCAGTCCTTTTTCGATTGTTGGAACACCCATTCCCATCAAATACGCAACTTCTTTCGGGGTTAACGTCTCTATTTTCTTTTTAGGAATTACTATCTCTTCGAAGTAATTCTTTGGAAGATCAAATGCTTCTGCAATCTCATTTCGTCTTGCTTTTGTCGGTTCCGAATCTCCAGACATCCACTTACTGACGGTCGATCTACTTACACCGCAGATTCTGGACAACTCTACTTGATTGATGTTTTGATCTGCCATTACTTTTTTAAGCCTGTCCCTGAACACTTTTTATCACCTGCCTTTCTTCAGATGGCTTAACTCTCCGTCCGATAATTGAGTGCTATTTTTAATAATTAACCAATTTAGGGAGGGTTTCGGGGTTACGTGTATCGGACAGAGGATTAAGCCATCTGCTATTATTCTGTTGTTTTTCTTTCATATATCTCCTATACTTAATTCACAGGGCACTGGCATGTCCGAGTATTCAAGAAAGGAGAAATCCGTATGAAATACATTTTCTACATTGATCAGGAAACCGTATCTTGCGATTCAACCACCATTGAATCTTTAATTAAAGATAACTGCAATTCATATTTACAAGTAAATTCATCGCTTTGGGCTTTAGATATTGACAAAGATCGTTTCATAACTAGTTTTCTTGCTCCTGAAAAATACTATATCGATATACTCTTTGATGAATATCTAAATGATTCCAGTATCTGTTTTATGCTAGATGCGAATTCTAAACATTGTAATTATTTGTTACCGGACAGTGCTATTCAATTTATTTATAAGGACGTTGAATAACACGCTTCTTAATAGCTTTTGTCCCTAAGCTTTGCAACGCTTCTGTCATTTGAAGGAGTGCAACTACATCTTCTTCATCTAGATATTCTTTTTGGCAGAGCGTTGTAATTGCTTTTTGAATTTGATTTCTTACATAATTCAAATAATCACTAGTTATTGTGATATCTGGTTTTTTTCCCATATTCTCACCTCCTGGTTATTTAATTTCGGTTAAACCGAAGTCTAACGGTAAAAAAATAATCTGCGAATAACGTACATTATACGTTTCTTCTATTTTACGAAGCACTGGAATATCTGGATAAGACTTTCCTTGTTCATAGTTTCTAAGTGTATCTGTCGCTATTCCTATTAATTTAGCAGCTTCTTCTTGCTTATACCCTCGCATTTCACGGATACTTTTTAATGTTGCTTTCATATCTTTAGGAAATCTAGTTTCCATTTTCACTTTCGCTCACCTCCTTAGTTCTCTTATATACTACCACGGTTAAACCGAAGTGTCAACGGTTTTTCCGAATTTTTTTCGGTTTATGTTGATTTTTTTCGGTTTCTCCATTATAATATAGACATATTCAAATCAAGAAAGGAGGCACTGGTAAATGAGCGACTTAGGAAACAAAGAAGTCATGGCTAGAAATATAAAATACTATCTAAAGGCTAACGATGTTACTCAAACAGAAATGTGCAACACCTTAGGTTTTAAAATGTCTACCGTATCAGATTGGATGCATGCACGAACCTATCCACGAATTGACAAAATAGAAATGATGGCTAATTATTTTGGAATAGAAAAATCGGATTTGGTAGAAAAGAAATCTTCTTCTGCAGAACTTAATAAAAGAGACACAAAACAAATAGAAGAAATCCTACAGCAAACCAAAGACAAACTAACATCCCAAGAAGGACTAATGTTTGATGGTGATCCTGCTTCTCCTGAAGCAATTGAATCTATTCTAAACGCAATGGAAATTGGGATGGAGATGGCTAAGAAAAAGAACAAGGAAAAATATACACCTAAAAAATACAAAAAGGACTGATGTGAATGGACATAAAAAAGATTGTAAATTCGCTTGTCAAGAAACACAAAACAAGAAATCCTTTTGAGATTATCAAAGGACTAAATGTTATTCTTGTGCCAGTGCCACTTGAAGGTGTCAGAGGGTTTTATCAATATTTTCAAAGAAATAATATTATCTATATTGATGATTCTCTTCCAGAACATGAACAGATTCTTGTCTGCGCCCATGAGTTAGGCCACATGCTACTGCATAAAAAGGCTAACGCTCTCTTCATGGATACGTATACTGGATTTAACACCACAAAATACGAAAAAGAAGCTGATTTATTTGCTATGGAACTTCTGGTACCTGACGAAACATTCTTAGAATATCAAGAATATACAACTGAACAAATTGCACTCGCTCTTGGGTACACTGAAAAACTAATTAAGTTAAGATTAAAATCAAAATGAAGGGAACATAATGGGGTTATTAAATTCAATATTTGGAAACAACGAATTAAATGATAAGATTCAGGAATTAGAAAATTCTAATTTAGAAATGCAAAAAACAATTGCTAATCTTGAAATCGAAAAAGCTAAATTGGAATCGAAGCTTACACCTGAAATGTTGGATTTGGAATCTTTACAAAAACAGATTTCTGAATCACAAGTAAAATTTGCTCATGATAAAATGGAACAAGAACAAAAGCTTTCAGAACAGTATGATAAGTACATGGAAGAAATTTCTAAGCAAAAGTCGCTTATTCTTGCTTACAATGACGAAATTAATGAGCTAAATTCTAATATAAAAGAATTGAAAAATGAACTTATTACTTTCTCTGATGAAGTTCTTGTTCAGGATTTCGGGTTATATGAACCACGCTACTCTTTTACTAACGCTGATGCTTATAAAGCAGAGCTCATAAATATACGAAACCAGCAGAAAGCAATGATCAAGGATGATACAGCTGTATCCGGGAACATAGGATGGCAAGTAAATGGTAGTGAAGCCAAAGGACGAAAGTTAGTAAGAGACATGCAGAAGCTACTGCTTCGTGCGTTCAACAGTGAATGTGATGAGATTATTAGTAAGGTAAAATACAATAACTATGATACATCTGTTAAGAAAATGGAACGAAGTTTCAATGCTATTGCTAAATTGGGTGTAACAATGTCAATTGCCATAACCGCTCATTACTATGATCTGAAAATTCAAGAGCTTAGATTAGCTCTCGAATATCAGATTCAAAAACAGCGTGAAAAGGAACAAAAGGCAGAATTAAGAGCTCAACAGCGTGAAGAAGCTCGATTACAAAAAGAACTAAAAGAACAACGTAAAAATATTGATAAAGAACGCAAACATTACGAACAAGCCCTTTCTAATATCAATCATCAAATTTCAACCGCTTCTGATGACAATATAGAAGATTTAAATCAAAAGAAAGAGGAAATCATACAATCTCTTTCCGAGATTGACACTAAAATCAAGGATATTGATTACAGAGAGGCTAACCAAAAAGCTGGTTATGTATATGTAATTTCTAACATTGGATCATTCGGTGAAGGTATTTACAAAATCGGTATGACACGTAGATTAAATCCACAAGATCGTGTAGATGAATTAGGAGATGCTTCTGTTCCATTCAAATTTGATGTACATGCAATGATCTTTTCAGAGGATGCTCCAGCATTGGAAGCAGCCTTACATAGAGCTTTTGAAGATCGTAAATTAAACCTTGTAAACCAAAGAAGAGAATTTTTCAGAGTTTCCTTAGATGAGATCAAGGATGTTGTTAAGAATAATTTTGATAAAACAGTGGAATTTGTTGATGTTCCTGATGCTGATCAGTACAGAATCTCCCTGAAACTACGAGAGGAGGAACATCAAGAATGAGCATCTTTGATTTTTTCAGAAAGTCGAAACCCGAAGAACCTAAGCAAGAAGTTTTAGATGAACCATCAACTCCTAACATCGCCTTGGATTCATCATCTTATGTCAATGATTCAGAAGTTTCCCTAAAAAAAAGAGAGTTTTATACAGCTGTATTCCTCGACAGATACAGTACTGGAACTCCGATCATGGACGACAACGAATATCCAAGATACTTCCAGTATGATTTTGAAATCAAAAGCCCATCTAAATTTCATAAAAAATTAGTCCAAGATGGTTATTATAAAGATGCTGAATTGGTAGATATCTTGCGTTCTTTAAGAATACCAGAGTTAAAAGCTCTGTTAAGAGAATTACGTCTACATGTATCAGGGAACAAAGAAGATTTGATCAATCGTCTATTAGCTACTGATTCCTCTGATGAATTAATGCATATTTTAAATGCTGATCATATAAAATTTTATTCTCTATCTAATAAGGGAAAATATTTTGTGGAAAATCACAAAGATTATATTGATCTGTTTAACCACAGAATCAAATTAGGGATAGGCATTGACGAATATATATCTGCTAAGAAATCATGTCCAAATAATTATGATTTTCATAAGATCATTTGGTCTATATTCAATGATCGAGAATTTGAATACATGAAAAATAGTAAATTCAATTTATTAACATGTAATTATCGATCTATGGCTGAATGGCTAGGTGATTCAGGTAAACAGGAAGATTCTCTTCTGTACTACCTAAAGGCACTCTACTTTGAGATTATGGCTTCAAATTTTAGCAGCATATCATTATATAACGATGGCGTATATTCTTCTACACGTGTACATTCAGATTCTTTTAATGAACCATATTTAACATATCTTGTAGGAAAAATTTATAATTTAAGAGAATTTTATTCTCAAACAATTTTTGAAGATGCTTGTGAAGTAATGAATCACTTTTATGAATTTGTCTTATGCGATAAAAATACTTTCAAACGTTTGGTTGAAGATATAATCAATAATAATTACGATCATGACAAATGGATGAAGGAATTTACGACGAATCAGATCGCACTGGCACTTGGGTATAGTGAGGAATTGATTCGGTTGAGATTGAAATAGATTTATTTTGTCAGACTCTGACAAAGCAGTAAAAAGTACAGCAGGTATAATAAGGAGTAAACATATGGACCTTACAGAAAAACTACTTGACAAATCAAAAGAAGCTTTTACCATGGCAATAGAAATATACAATAAACCAACAATCAAATATAGAATTGAAGGTTTTAGTTTCTTTATCTGCAATGCCTGGGAATTAATGCTTAAAGCTTATATGATAAAAGCAAAAGGCGAAAATAGTATATATTATAAAGATAATCCAGAACGAACTTTATCTTTGGAAAACTGTATCCAACAAGTATTTACAAATAATAAAGATCCTCTTCGTATCAATCTTGAAAAAATTATTGATCTTCGCAATACCAGTACACACTTTATTGTAGAAGAATATGAAATGGTATATGTTCCATTATTTCAATCTTGTATATTGAATTTTAATGACAAAATGATGTTATTTCATTCTATAGACATGACAGAAATCATTCCTCAAAACTTTCTAACACTGTCTGTCAGCATGAAAGCCCTGAATGAATCTGAAATAATTGCAAAATATCCTGAACAGATTGCTACAAAAATATTCAAAACACGTGATGCTATTGATACTCTATCCCAGAATAATAATGCTAAATTTGCAATCACCATAGAACATCATCATTATATTACAAAGAAAAAAGAAGAAGCTACTTCTTTTGTAAAAGTTGATAAATCAGCTGATACTCCTGTGCAGATCATTAAAGAGCTGAAAGATCCAAACAAAACACACTGTTATACTGCAAAACATTGTATCGATGCTATACAAAAACAAATAAGTAAGAAAAATATTCAGTTAAAATATAATGGTAAAAATACTGAGTTTAACCGTTTTCATTTTAATAATTTTTGTAAACACTATGGATTAAAAGCCAATCAAAAGTTTTGTTATATTCATACACAGTATGAACAACCACAATATACCTATTCTCAGCAAGCAATTGATTTTATTGTGGTCGAACTTACAAAAGATCCAGAACATATTTTAGATAATATTAAGACAAAAAAATAAGTCAACCCCAGGGGCAAAGGAAATTCTAAGCATTACTGCCTACTCCCATTCAGGAACCCAGCCATATCCTTCTCGAGTTAACTTATTGTCATTATAATAGTTTATACATCATCTGTCAATTTATGCACAGATTTTTATACAAAATACTTTTGTCAGACTCTGACAAAACAATTTACTAAATACCATTTCGGTAGCTTCACCAAAATGGTCAAAATAAAAAACCGCCTGGCTGACAACCAGACGGAATTTAGAAACCTATCAACAACGTGGTGTGTGATATGCTTCTGACTCGACACCAGAATTATATCATACATCCTGCAAAAACACAATTTGATAAGGGTGTATTTTTTGTACCCTTTTTTTAGAAAGGAATGATGATATATGGCAAGAAGAAACCCCAACGGCTACGGCAGTGTGACAAAATTAAAAGGTAATCGTTCACGCCCTTATGTGATTAAAGTCACTACATACGATGAAGATGGACACGGAAGGCAGGTCCCAGTGGACTATGCTGCTACTCGTGAAGAGGCAAATATTATTTTAGCCAGGTACAATGATAATCCTTGGAATATTGATCGCAATCGCGTCACTCTTGCAGAATTATATAAGCGATGGCTTGAAGTAAAAGCTCCTAAACTTGGAAGTTCTCGTTTATATACACTTAAAGCAGCTTATAAACATTGTCAAAAACTGTACGGAAAGAAATATAGGCAAATACGAGCTTATCATATGCAAGCAACCATGGACGATTGTGGTCGTAGTTACGCTACACAATCTCATATCAAAGCACTTTGGTGGCATTTAGATAATTTTGCATTTGAATTAGACATTATAGATAAGATGTATTCTCAAATAATTTCTGTCAGCACAGAACAGGGAGAAACTAAACGCACTCCATTCACTGAAAAAGAAGTTGAAGCTCTGTGGAAAATATCTGATCAAAAAAATGTAGATATTGTATTAATCTATATTTACACCGGATTCAGATTAATGGAATTGTTAAATATGACATGTGATCAGATCAATCTTGAAGAAGAATATTTTAAAGGCGGAAGCAAATCTTCTTCAGGGAAGAACAGAATTGTGCCAATCCATCCTCGTATCATGCCGTTTGTGAAAAATCGGCTAAAGAAAAGTAATGAATATTTTTTAGAAACTGATGAAGGATCTAAATTTAAAAAAGGGGATTTTTATGAAGAATGGAAAACTGTTATTTCTTATATAACAAAGAAGAAGAAAACTCCTCATGAAGCTAGACATACTTTTGAAACATTCCTTGATAATGCAGGTGGTAATAGAAAGTGTATTGATATGCTGATGGGGCACAAATCTAAAGATGTTGGAAATAGGGTTTATAATCATAAAACAGTGGAACAATTGAGAGATACTATTCTCTTGTTGAAATAATAAATTTCCATTCAACAAGTAACAAATTAGTAACACATATGTTAGGAAATGACCATTTTAAGCCATTTCCTAACATTGCAAAATTATTATACCATAAAAAGAATGGCACTGTATATCACTTTAGTAATATACAGTATCTTTCCTTTCTTCATTATCATCATGTATCTACTTTATCTAAGCAAATTCCACATTACAGCCTGTGCTTTTTCTAAGTCTTTTCTCGCCACAAAAATTTCATACTGTATGGACTGTGATGTAGGATTCCCCACACTTCCAAAGTTTCCACGAAGTGTTCCTGATCCTGCCCATTCTCCTAAGTGATTGTATGTTTTGTATTTGTACTTAATCTTTTCCCGATCCAAGATATCCCTGATCGCATTAAATTGTATCATGTCTGTTCCAATCCATAAGCTTTCTGAGTTTAATATTGTAAGCATACTTTTCTCCTTTCTCGCAATTTCCAATTTTATTAAACTGGATTTGCCCCCTCTTTTGCAGCATACCGAAGCCACTTTCAACCTGTTAATTAATTTCTTATATTTTATCACAATTTCCTGACTGTGTCCTATTTTTTCCCATAAATAATTCCCATCCCGCTGATCATCCATGGTGTTGTTACAAATCCCGGAATAAAGTCTAGCTTCTTTTCCAGATTTCCTATGTAGTGAACTTCTGAAATTCCTTCTTCTTTTAAGATTCTTACAAACTCTTCCATATCTCCGTACAATGCTTTCTGTGAAAACATATCCTGAAAAGAAAATACACCGCCTTTTTTCAAAACTCTTAATGCTTCTTTTACAACATCCCTCTTATCTTTTGCTGTTCGCACTTCATGAAACACGAAATTGCTTACTACTGCATCAAATGTCTCATCAGGGAAATCCAGTTTTGCTGCATCTCCTTTTTGAAAAGCGATATGGTCTGCAACTCCTTCAATCTTTGCATTTTTCTCGCACTGCTCTTTTGCATAATTCCATTCCACACCCCAGTGATCCATCGCTGTGATCTGTGCCTTTGGAAATGCTTTGGCGCAATGAACAGTAAGTGCTGCTGCTCCGCATCCGATGTCTAGAAGTTTCCCTTCACCATCCCAATCAAGATGTTTAATCAGATGTTCATGTACTCCTGCCATCATATTTCCTTTTCCAAATGCGAATGCTTCATGACAGATCAGCATATAAATTGCCATTACCAGAGTCATAATGCATAATACGCCTACTATGATTGCAATGACCATTTCACTTAAAGCTACTTGTACTGCTACCGCAATAACACCTAAAACAATTACTTCTCCAAATAACATATACAATGCTTTTTCAGGTACCCAGTTTCCATAATTTGCTTTTTCATTCAT